TTATTTCGATACCTCGCACATCAGCACGCCTTTCCCCGTCACATCGGCTTTCGAGACCGTGATGGATTTTCCCGTGTAGGTCTTCACGACGGAAGTCCCGGCAGAGTTCCACAGTTTCCATGTATAGGTATAAGCTGTCCCGCCCGTGTCGATTTCCTCACCGCCCCTGTATAACACGGCTTTGGCATCCACGTCATTGCCGTTGTTCTTGATGGTGAACCCCTTCTGGCTGACCAGATCAACCGTGATGGGGTCGGACATATCCGTGAAGGAGATGATGTCGCAGACGACCTTGTTCGCCGAGGCGTTGCCCGCCGAGGTGTCCGTATCCTTGATGGCGCACTTGAAGGTCTCGAAGTTGAGAACGGCATCTGCCGTAATCGTGATTTCGTTTGTCGTCCAGCCTGCCGTCACGCCCCGAGGATTGGTCGAGGTAAGGCATGCCCAGCCGGCACCCAGCATGGAGTTGTAGTAGGGACACGAAACGGCGGCTCCCGATGCGGCTGCGGCACTCAGTGCGGAGGTCAGCGTCACGACCTTCGTGGAGGCGTTGACTGCCGAAATGGTGTACTGTGCCGATCCTATGGTTATCCTGCCTCCCGCCTCCATGTTCATTACCGAAGCGACCGTTATGGTCGTGGCTCCGGCTGCCGCGGCAGCTGTCAGTGTCGTGCCCGCGAATACCGCCGAATCCTTGATGCCCCACGCGTAGGTGACGTTCGTCGTGTCGATAGAGGCTCCGCGCCACAGGTCGCAATGCGCCCTGAGCGTCGCCACCTCGTCGTTCTTGAATACGATGCCGTCGGGTGCATACGCCACGGCGGCGATCATCGCTCCGGCGTTCAGGTGCTGCGTGAACTGAATCTCCGCCCGGAACGGAATCTCCAGCCCGTTGGCGTCGATGTAAACCGCCTCGAAAGTATAACGCACTTGCGGAGCGGAAACGGTCATGTGGTTGGCTTTGACAGTAAGGGCATACTTGGCCGATGCCGCGCCGATGGTGCAGCTGTCCTGTCCGGAGACGATCGCCGTACCGTTCTTGTACCACTTGGCCGAGCCGCTCTTCACGCCTGCCGTAAGCGTCGCGGCATTGCCTACCGAGGTGATCTGGTCGGTCGCCGCCTGACCGCTGACGAAGAGCGAAGGGGTAAGTACCAGATAGGGAGAAGCCGCCCACGAAGGGGCATAGGCATTGTTGTCTCTGTTGTACACCTGTGTCAGGGGCTGCGAGGAGCCGATGAATGCCTGCAACGATACCGCGTCGTTCTGGTCGATGATGGTGACCTGCCCGCGGGCTACTTTTACTGCCATAATAGATTATCGGTTATTTGTTATTTCCACTTCGCAATCGAAAACGGCCTTGCGCCACACGTCCCCGCCGGTTATCTCTATCTCCCTGCCGTAACGCGGTGCGGCGTTCCATATCCTGTCACTCTCCGTATCGCGGCTCGTCCGTATCCAGCGGAAATTGCCGTCGGGAATGAGCGATGTAATCTCTTCACCGCCCCTGTACACCCTGGCACGGAGTACCGTCGAGACGATTCCGTTGCGGAATGTCGTGCCGTTTTCAGACTCCACATAAACAGTATAGGAGGGAGATCCGTCGTAAAGTTTGAAAAAGGTATGGGTCGCACTGATTTTTTCATTACGGTATGTTGCCGTGTAGCGGAGGGTCAGCACGTCGCGCCCTTCCCAGCCATGAAACGGGGGTGTCATTTCAAATACGGCGGCATTGCATCCGGCATCTTTCCATATGCCGTCAACGGCAAGGTATTCCCACTGCCGACTTTCCGGCTCGAAATTGTATTCGGTCGCCACAAGCGGGATATTCTCCGGCTCGCATGCGCCTGAAAGCTCGTCCTTGAAATGGAACGCCGTGCCGCCTGTCAGGGAGACGGAACGGGGCTTGAGCAGTTCCTGCGCCTCCTCATCGAGGTCTTCCCAGCGGATGGTCACATCGCGCAGTTCGATGGTATCCTTGCCCCACTTGAACCGTCCCGAGGCGAAATGGCCCGTCCCGTCCGGATGGATGACGAAAGAACCGTCCCGTGAAACGATCGAGCCGTCTTCGTTCAGCCGCAACAGGGGATTCTGTATGGTACCCCCGATACCTCCCTTATTGAACCAGGCACCGTAATCGTCCGTGTAGGACAAGGCTTCATCGGTCGCCTGATAGGGGGTCACGTTCCTTCCGGCCTCCAATTGAGGGGCGGACAACGACAGGGGGACGGAAGCGGCAATGCCGAGACACATGACGGGGGAATCTGACCCGCGTATGAGGAACGGGACATTATAACGGACCCATCCTTTACCGGCAGCCACCGTCCGATCACCGACAAGATGTTCATCCTGATAGAACCGGATGGCTGCCGTATCTTCCGCTTTTATCCAGACTGAGAAACAATAACAGACTCCTGTATGAGCCTCCCGCCAGGCGGCACTTTGCGCACCAAGAAGACTGTCTCCGGCTATCCGTACACACCGCCCGAGTCCGGCGGGAGATGTTTCATCCAGCTCTTCCGAATGGCTGAACCGGCAGGACAGGCTGTCGGGTATGACATTCTTGTGGATTTTGCCCACATAAAACGTGCTTGAAAAACCGTTCTCGTCTCCCGCGGTAAGCGTGCCGGCTATATTGACATTGCGTGTGGCATAGAGATTCTGGAAATAGGCCCCGTAACCATCCAACATGCCGAAGACCGGATCGATGATGCCGCTGACCTTTCCCACACGGGCCTTGCTCGCCTCGCTGAAAGCGGATACGGAGGCAAGACGAACAATGTTCAGGTCGGCGACCTCGCACCAGTCCCCCTCGGAGGCCAGGCTTGATGTCAGGTCAAGAAACAGGCTCCGGCTGTACTGTGCCGGGTAATCCACGGTGATGACCCATAACTTGTACTTCCATTCCCGGCCGATGGAGATTTCATCTTCCGCATCCGTCTTTTCACGGTTCGTATAGCCGAATCGGATCGGTACGGAACCTGATGTTTTGGAAGACCTGACCTTGAACGATACCAGCAGGCGCTCCGGGTATCCGACCGGTTCTTCCAATGTCAGCATCAGCCCGAAGGAAGCGTTTCCTGCCGGTTCCGCGTTGCGGATAATGCGGACAATGCGTGTCGCTTCCGAATCGGCATCCAGATATTCCGTTTGCAGCATGCTGCCATAAACGGCGTACCTGGACTTGTCCGGCACTCCCGCCATGCCTCCGTCCATGACGGGATAGCACAGGGAGCGTTCGGTCGCCATGCCGTCGATGACATCCATATAGGGTGAATCGCTGTCAGAAGCCGTCAGGTACAAGGCGCCGCTACGTGCCGTATCGAACAGGTTGGTAATCCGCACGAAGTCCAGCAGTTCACCGCCCTGCGGTTCGTCCCCGTCCAGCAATGCCCCGATGAAATAAGGGGCGTCCTTGTCTCCGACAAGCTCCGTTCCGGTTTCTGTCACGCACATCAGCGAATAGACGGTACGCTCCCGTTCGGCATATTGCCTGCGGATGATATCCCCGGCTTGCAGTCCCTGTGTCTTCTGCGAGTCGGGGGCGATACGGATCTTGTATGTCGGATAACGGAATACGGACATGGATTATGACAGTTTTTCCACGGTGTCTCCCGAACAGCTGTCGCTGATCCAGAAGGAACCGTTGGTTACCGAAGTCTTTTCGACCTCGAACTCATAGGCGCGGAACTTACGGCGGGCCACCACCTCGTCGAATGTGGCGGAGACGCCTCCTGTCGTCCGGTTCCGGCGGACAGCCCATCCGCTTCCGGAAAGGCCCGGGGAAAAGAACTCCGAAGAGAGCGACCCGGTAAAGACGCTGTTTCCGTAATGCCGGATACCGTCCTCCACCGCTTGCAGGCGTAACGCCTCTGTCAAGTATAGGATTCTGTCAGTAATCCGGGTGGGCGACGCATGGATTCCGATATGCCCGGCTGCTTCCAACGGAACAGCGACCGTAACGAAATCGGCATCGGTGCGGATATGGAACGATTCGCTGTGACGGTTCTGCGGGGCATAACAGCTCACGGACGGACGGTGTGAAAAATCCGTGCTGTGAGGGATAGCCGTCCTTACGTCCTCTTCCTCGTAGATTACCTCGGAAGAAAGCGATACGCGCTCCCTGTCGCCTGTGAACATAAATCCCTCTGCTGTGCCCATCCGCAAGCGCTTGTGGATAACGATACCTTCATCGGAAGTGTCTACCCGGTATGAGGAGAGCAGGTCGGCGCCGTAGTTGTGGCGGACAGTCAGCGAGCCCGGAAAACAAGCCTTTCCGTAAGGGGAAAGCATCAGACACTCGCCGTCCACGTCCGATATGCCGGAGAACAGGCGTATCTTCGGGGTATGGTCGCCGCCTAAAAGAAGGTCACCGCCGATACTCCCGAACTGTATCTTGTCCTTGTCGGTACAGAGCAGTACGGGAACATCTCCGATCCGGATGCCGAATCCGTCCAGGAACGAGAGGAACCCGCCGAGCGCGACATCCTCTTCCGAAAACGAAAGCAGACATTTCCCTTTGTCGCCCAGTTCCACGCCTTGCAAGGCTTTCAGTCCGCCATCCATGACCGTACTCCCTCGCACCGTCAGATTCCGTCTCACCATGCCGTCCCGCATCGTCCAATCCACCGTGTCCGTATTGGCGTTGCCACGATGATAGACATCCTGCCCGCCCACGGCCAGCCGTGTCGGGGAGATGGATATTCCTGTATCCTCGTCCCCGATAATCCATGCCCCTTTGGAATGTACCGTCGCATCCAGAAAGTCTATATGGGAAGCGTTGATTGTAGCGGTGGCCTTGTCCGCGTCGTAACGGAGCAACTGCCTGCCGCCGATATGCAGGCTGTCGCCCCCGACTTTCAGGTTGCCGGTAATCCTGATACCGTACTCGATGGCAGTTACCACACCTTCCGGATCGGTAATGTCCTGCGAATAGGTTTCCAGGATACGGGTGTTTCCAATGCCGGCTTCGAAACCGTAATTGGCACTGAGCTTGCCGGTCATGTCACCGCCCGATTTCTTCAGGTAATCCAACAGCAAGCCACCGCTTCCGGAACCGCCTTCTCCCGTAACGGCTCCGGCAATGGCGGATGCAAAACCGTAAGCGGTATTCTTCAGTCTCAGGCTGGTCTCGTCGCCTTCCTCGATGCCGTAAGGATGCTCGTCGTCCTTTTTCTGCTGGGCATTGAAAAAGTTATGGTACAGCTGTGCATAGATGGAATAGCACAGGCTCTCCTTGTCGAGGGTTTCTATATCGGGATGCAGTTGTACGCTCATTTGGTATAGCTGGTCTTGGAAAGAAATTTCTGGATACGTGATGTCAGCGAGATGAAGTTCGGCATATTGATCGGCGACATCGTGCCCATCAGTGTGGGAGTCATGATTTTCGAACATTCCGTCAGGAAGTCGAGCATCAGCCGGGCAAGCTCATTACCCAGAACCAGCGGCTCGGTGGCATTCTCGTCACCGAGCGTCACCTTGTTGTCGGCAACGGCAACGGTCGTGGAATTGACCTTTTGTACCACTTTATCTGCTGTCTGTCTGACTTCAGACTTGTCCACCGTATGCGTGATGCTTTCCGCATCGATAACGGTTGTCGCTTCCTTGTCCTTGTCATTCCTAACGGTTGTTGTGACGGCCGTCGGCGTATAGTGGGTGGAGGTCTCGTTACCGGTGGTTTCCAGTTCGTCGTAGTCCGGGGAAGAGTCGTTTTCCGGATCCAGTTCCTCCATTTCGGTCACGCCGATGACGGTTTCCGTGCGGGCATTGAGCCGCAGGATATCCACATGGGAGAAGTTAACCACATAGGCATAACGGGTGGCGGCATCCATGAAGATGGTCACGTCGGAAAAAAGTGCGGGGACGATCAGGAAGCCGCCTTCGCTGTTGGTGGCGGCCGAGAGCAACACGCCTTTATGGATAACAGGTTCGGCGGAGGCCGTCTCGTCCGGGTACTCGCCGACATCAATGGTACCGCCGTAGTCGGAAAACTCCTCGTCCGAGGGGTTGTCGTGTATCTTGGCGACATAGCCGTGTATCATGCGGGCCGTACCGATACCGGACATGCCTCCGGGAGCCAGATTGATACGCTCCATACTCCGTCCCAAGGCTATCTTGCGGATAGCCTCACGGATAAGCAACTGGTTGGATTTGTCTGAAGACATGAGTTTTTTGAAAGAATAGGAGGAGCATAGTTTATTGGTTGCCAATTATTTTGTACTTTTGCAAAGACAATGATATTACTTATGAAACAAGAAATTTTAGAATCCTATATTACATATATATTTGATTTCTTTCAAAAATCAAGATGCTTTAAAGCCGGGCAAGGTAACATGCTCAGAAATTTTAGATTTGCAGCTGAAAAGCAATTTACTCGTAATCAATTGGGTATATTGTATTTCCTGGTAAATACCCTCATTGATAATGGCTATCTCTACTTAAAAGATAGAGATTTTATAGCTCTTACGGAGAATGGTGCCGATGTTATAAATGGGGGAGAGTGTGTTATTCCTAAAATTTCCCTTGAGCGGACAATTTATGAAAAAGAGACCAGTAGATCAGATATATATGAACAGCTTTGGAATATTATCGGATCGAACAAAGAAAATGATTATGCGCCGCTGTATGTAGATGGACCATTGTTTTATAATACAATCAGGCCATATTTAACAACATTGTCGTTACCTCATACATATGGGGAATATATGGCAGAATTGCGGGAAAAGGAAGAATTTACATCAAGAATTAAATGGTATAGGACTTTATTTTTAGCTCTTGATGAGAATGATGTACAAAAATTCCTCAAAGATTTGTCTATCAAAATAAACAGGCTGCTGCTAATGAATACTCCAAAAGATGCGATACAAGAAGCTTTGAATCCTTGGGCAGATGTAGACATTCCTACAATCGATAATACGCCTCTGCCTGAAATTCTCAATAAAGTGGCGGAAGAACCAATTGTGAATAAAAACAAGCCGTTTGTGTTGATTTCGTATGCGTGGGAGGTAGAAGACAATGTCTTTATGAATTGGATTCAAACTTTCGCCAAAGATTTGCGAAGACGAGGGATTGATGCTCAAATAGACCAGTATCAACCTCATGGAACTGACTTGCCTAAATTTATGCTTGAAAGCATCCGTAAGGCAACTAAAGTTCTGTGCATTCTGACTCCAAAGTATAAAGAGAAAGCTGAATCCGGTAAAGGAGGTGCCGCTTATGAAGGGGGTATAATATCACATGAAATATATAACAATCAGGGAACCACTAAATTTATACCGGTTGTACGCAAAGGGTCTTTTGAAACTTCGACACCGGATTTCATTAGTGGAAGAAAAGGTTTTGATTGCTCTACTGACGATAAATACAATAGCGAACTTCCGAATATTATCAAGGTAATAAACGAAGAACCATTGATAGAAATTCCTCCTGTTGAATAACGGTAAATCTTATTTCCTAATTTTATACGGAATACTCAGTTGTTGCCTGTATCCACCCACCCCGAAAGTAGTCGTTACCTCTTCCACGAGGTATACGCCGTTCTTGGAAGGATTACGGTAGTCGATCAGTTCCACCTGTACGGCAGGAGACAGTCCGAAATCCCCGAATACTGTCACATTGCCGGTGATTCCGTTCAGATTGTAATTCCGAAAGTATTCCGTCGTCTCTTCTACAAGCCGGTCGGAATTGATTCCGACATGAGGTGACATATATGGTACGATGGTATATGTGGATAAATCCACCTTGGTCCTGGTCTTCGCTCCTGATGCCGTCGTGTTGCCCGTTACTTTGTGCGTCTTTTTTGAAATCTGCGTGGCATTGACCGTCTGAAACTCCTTGCTGCCCGGCGTCGCCGGGTCGTATTCAGGATTCATGCGTACTGTCACCTCAAAGAATTTTTCATCCGTCCCGAGTGCCTTGCCCGTCACCGCCAAAAACTTCGGATCGGTCTTGACCACTTTCAGGTTGCTCTGCGCCACATGCTCGTTGAAGTATATCCTGTACGGTCCTGTCGATTCATCCTCCGGGAATACCGGCTGAGCCTTGCTGGACGAATAAGGACGCCCGACGGCAATGGACGGTATGGCCCCGTCATCATCGGCATCGTATTTTAAAAAACAGTAGACCTTGTACTTCGACCATTCGGAAAGTAAATCCGGAAAAACCAGACGTGCCGCTTAACAAAAACGATGCGTTTCAAAAAGTACAAAAACGACACGTACAAGAAAAAAGGTGAGCGCGGTCCTATTCAGCATGATCAAAGCCCACCGTTTTTCTTTCACTTGAACCCTCTTTAAATGGCTTTAAAATATCATTTAAAAGCCATTGCAGATTCAAAATAATTCACTATCTTTATGCAATGTTAGGCTGCTATACCTGACACCTCATCCGGCTTCGTGTACAGCATCATGTCTGTATATTTAGCTTGATAGTTTACGCTTGCACTAAACTCCACTTTCCTGCATTCCTTGAATGGGCTGCCGACAAATGGGTTTCGGTCCATCCAGTCGCACAGTTCTAAAATGGAAGACTTGTTCGAAGTGAAATACACGAACGAATGCCCTTTCAGAACGGTTAGTACATCCAGATAGTCAGCCAGACGCCAGAACATCTTGTAAGTACCCACCTCGGTGGAGAGGTACGGCGGATCAACCAGGAACACCACACCCGGAACATCTTTGTAACGTTTGAATACTTCCTTGTAGTCTTCGCTGGTTATAGTCAGTCCTTCCAGATAATCCTTTGCTTCGGGATAGTCTGTCTGCCGAATCCTATTGTAAATGGCTTCTTTCTTCATTCCTTCCAAACTGGTCACATATTTCATGGCGAACAACAAGGATGCGGAAACCGTGATATAATCCACGTAGCCGTGCTCTTTTTCTTCCCTCTCAATACGGGCAAACATTTTATCGCGAATCTCCCCGGTTATACGTTTGTTTCTGGGTTCCCCTTCAGCTATCCGACGCAAATCGGATAACAGCACATTAGTGGTCGGGATATTTACAAGTCGGCAGCGGTAGTTGTCGAAGTCATTATACACAACGGTGGCATCAGACCTGACACATTTGGTAATATGTGACAGCAGGCCCGAGCCACCAAACAGGTCCACAAACACGGTGCTGTCCGGGAACTGTCCCAGCACCTTGATAAATTCCCTCGCAAACATGCGTTTCTGCCCCACGAAAGGAAGCGGGGCGGACAAATACATCTTTTTCATTTCATTCTGCTTTAAAACGGCCGCAAAGGTCCCCAGAATAAACGAAAAACAGCGGGAAACATGAACTGTTCCCGCTGCAAGACATATACAGCAAACTACACGTTCAACCCGAAGCGGACCGTCTCGTCACCGGCGATCAGCGCACGGGTGCCCGGGATATTATTCTCGTAGATATGTACATTGCCCAGGTAGAGAGTGATCGACTTCAAGGGAAGTTCTATCTGCCGCGCCATCAGGTACAGGTGATAAATATCGGAAGGCAGCCCGAGGTTCGCGTCACTGCTACGCTGGTAGGCGGATAGAACCAGTTCACCGCCATCTAACTGGAACTGTACCAGACTCAAACAGGGTGCCTGGTTGCTCTCGGCACCGGTTTCGCCCAGGAAAAGCACGTAGTTCTTGCTGTTGCGCCTCTCCCGGTTAATTTTCGCTATCAACGGGGGTAGCTTCTCGAAATAGGTCGGGTAACTGTTCACCAGGATGGAGCCGCAATAGTCCCACCAGTTGATGCCGACCTCCCGGTACTTCTCCACGTTGCGCTCACCCTGCATAAATAACTGCAACTCGCTGCGGAGCTTCTTACGGGCGATATTATGCCCCTCGAATATGTCGAGCAGGTCCGCCGGTGTCAGCGAGAGCTGCTCGTTCAGAAGGTACTGTATGTTTCCCTTCTTGTTGGTCTGTGTCTTTCCCGTGGCAAGAATCTTGTCCAGGATACGGTAATACTTGTTCATAGCCATTTCCTCCTTCTAAATTTGAAACACCCTAAAGATAAGGGGAAACGGCACTCCCTACGGCATAAAACAACCCGTTCACACTGCAAGCGTCTTGCAGTCGCTCTGGAATCGTTTCACCAAGGCATAAACCTTGCGTTCGCTCACCGAATACTTTTCGGACAATACGGCCACAGCATACGAGACTTTTTCACCTTGATCGAGTAGGCGGGTATAGTCCGCGTACAGGTCGATATACCGGGCATCTTCCAGACGAATGCCGGCCGCCTGAAGCCTTTTCAACAGCTCCCGGTTAAAGTTTAATATCTCAATCACTTTCATACAACAAAAAAATTATATCTTTGCATCGCCAATCATTTTTTAGACAACAAAAAAAACGTCAAACCGTGACAGAGGGTATTTGCCCCCGGTCGCGCGGTTTGGCGTTTCATGTTTATAAAAGTGATTGGCGTTACTTTTTAACAGGCCGGGGGCTTTTTTCTTATCCTCCCCCGAAGGATTTATTCCACCCGGTACTTCTCCGGATCAAAAGCGTCTTTCTTCCTCCAGCCGTCAGACAGCGTGTCCTGAACATGCTTCATGGCTTTCGTGTAGAAATCGGTCAGTTCCTCCAGTGTGACGAACTCCCGATATTGGGGAACCTCATCCGTACCGAACTTGAATGTCACGGGAAGCGTAGCACCACCAGTCTGTACGGCCAGATCATACGCTGCCTTATAATTGAACTGGTTTTCACTTGACAGCCATACCGGCATACCTTCATAGAGAAAACCGGAAAGTATCTCACGGTCAATTTGCTCATTATACCAGTCTGTAATGACGGACTTTATAGTATCCATGTGAGGTCTGCCGACAAAGCTTTCCTCCATATAGGAAGCGGATCCGTCTTCACGTTCCTGCACATCCCAGCGGATGCGCCATCTGTTGCGTGCCGGGCTCACGCACTCGATCAGTCTTATCCCGGATGTTCCTTCTACCCGTTTCATGTAAATATGTATTTAGTTCGACCTTTGCCGAAGGTTTCCGTCTTGATGGTGGTTTCGAACGGGAAGCCGTCCGGCATTTCCTTCACTTGCAAGAGGATGTTCTTCATCTCCTCGCTGTTGGTAAAGAACTTTTTCGGTTCGCCGTTCATCTCAATGGCCACGATACAGCGGTCCTCGCCCTGTTCGGTCTTGATGCCCGTCTCAAAGTCCTTCACAATAATCGGTAAGTTTACCAGTTCCCGGATGCTTACCACCACCCCGGGAAAACGTTTCTTGCCGTCCTCCGGCTTGTAGGAAACGTTCAAGTCTTTAAATGATCTCATGTCTTTGCCTGTTAATTTTTTAAACAACGTATGACAGTCGGCGTGCTTGGCCATCCCGTAGAACGACGCTATCAGCTCACGCCTCCTCCTTCTCGATTTTACCTCGTGCATTTTTCGGGCGAACTTCTGCTTGATGCGCTTGCGAAGGCGGACATGGTCCGCACCGAAAGTCACATACCCCAGAAAGTCGATGCCCTCGCCCGGCGGGAACACGCGCTCGTTCCCCTTCACCAGGAGACCGGCACACTCCATGCGCCCGTGGACGGCATCACGAATCTTCCACAGTTCCGCTTTCGTTTTACCCAGTACGACGCCGTCATCACAATAGCGGTAGAAATGACGCACAGCATACCTGTCCTTCAGATAATGGTCCAGATACACAGACAAAAGCAAATTGCCCAGCCCCTGCGAGCTGCGCAGGCCGATACTCAGACCTTCAGGCATCAGGCGGACAAAGCTCTCCAGCATGGTCACGAGCTTTGCGTCCTTGAACACCCGGCTGACGCAATACATCACAAAATCCTGCTTCACGCTCTCGTAGAATTTGGTGATGTCAAACTTGTAACAGTAACGCGTACCATCAGGGTCCTCGGCCATGTCACGGCGGACATACGCCAGGAGGTCGTGCATACCCCGTCTCTTGATACTGGCGGAGGTGGTACGGATGAAACGTTTCCGCAGATGGCGGTCCACCACCGCCATGATGGCATGCACGGCGATGCGGTCCTTCATCGGGATCACCTGGATGCGGCGCAGCTTGCCGCCCTCGATGATCTCGCGTTCACGGTAGTCCTTCACGCGGAAAGTACCGGATGCGATCTGCGCGGCCAGCTCCTCCAACACCTCGGGCTTATGCGCGAGCAGATAGCCCCCCTGGCGGCTGCGTTTACGCTTGCTGCCGCGAAGGACCTGCCGGAAGGAAGCCTCCATGTTGGAAGGCTCCACGATCTCCTCGATGATATACCCAACCCTGCGCATAAATTACTGTTTATTGCTTTTAATACGGGGCCTTCAATCCCCCGGGCCCGGCTTCTTCGAACCGTTTCCGGCCTACCAAACCCTACCCGACACTTTATTTTTCAGTTTTCCGGCCCTTGCGGACCGCTGTTACTGCGGCTTGCCCCCCTCGGCACCACGGTGGGGACAAGTCCCCGGTGTTGTACGCCGATTAAAATTTCCTTTCGATTGTTGTTCAGACGAGAACCGATGTTCGTGTTCGTATTCGAGGAATCGTTGTTCGCATTCGACATCGAAACACCGCCATTCGGGTTCGCGTTGTTGTTGCCACGATAGACCACACGGCCTATGGGGAGGCGCCACCTTTCAAATGCAAAAGTACTATTTTCAAATTATTATTTAACAAACAGATACAAAACCTGACGTCAAAAAATATTTTTCGACGGGCTGACGCCCGTAATGAACGGCGTTCCCCTGCTCGGGGAACACCGGACGTTTTGTCGCTTCGCTCCCGCTTTGACGCTTTACGCGGCCGATCATGCAACCTCGCTTATCGCTTTAAACGCCACGGCGCTCGACGCCCTGACGAGCCGACCGCGGAAGGCCAGACGAGAACCGATGTACGTGCTCGTATTCGAGGAATCGTAGCTCGCATTCGACACCGAAACACCGCCATACGGGTACGCGTAGTGGTAGCCACGATAGACCACACGGCCGGAGGCAGTGGATATGTAGTAGATGTCGCAGTAATTTGTCGAGGAGGAACCCGAAACGGAACCCACCGGAATCACGTCCATATATTTGCCATGCGCCACGGCGGTAATCCAGATACCGGAGCTCACGGAACCCTTAACCAGGCGGGTACTGCCGTCAGGCATCCAGATGCGCCACTTCCCGGAATTGCCCGTGTCATTAGGGAGGTCCACGCCGTCCATCATGTCATATTTATGACCATAGATGTCCTCGTAGCCAAGGCAACAAATATTATTCACCTGCGTAACCGTGGCCCCGCCGTAGTCATCCTTCTCACGGTACCACGCATACTGGTGGACGGAGTTTTCTATCAGGCTGTTCGTCACATTAGGGTTGATTGAGGAGGCTTCCTCGTAGCCGATCGTGTCCGTCATCCCGCGGCTGGCAGTACCACCCGTAGTACGGTTGTTCGTGTGAGAGCCCGCGCCGCATTGTTCCTGGCTGTCACGACGACCGTACTTCGCGTAGAAAAGATTCGCGATGCGCGAGTGCATAAGGGCATCAATCTGCTGCATACCGCGCTGGACACTGTAATAGTGAAAATCAGCCCAGGTCATGCTCGCCGTAGTACTCCCGCCGGTAATGCAGGCGCGAAGTTTGGAACCGACAACACTGCTGCCCACAACGGCACACAAGTGCTCGTCATTAGGCACCCATTCGGGTTCCATATCCTCGATCCTGTCACTGTTAGAAAGGACAACCTTATCGAACTCTGCCGTGTTCAGAATGGAGAAGTGAAGAGCAGTGGCACCCTCCGGAACATCGGCAATCAGGTACATACCGGCCTCGAACTTGTTGCTCAAGGTAGGGACGACGATTGAACTGATGACCGTGCCGGAATCGTCTGTGAAAATGCTTCCGACAAGGCTTGTACCGGGAACGCTCGGGAAACGCACACGCTTGTAACCGTCCACGTTCACCTTGCATACCGAATACGTACTGTCAGTACTGTAGCTGTTCGAAAGCGTATCCTTTCCGCTCATGATCTTACGACCGGAAAGATAACCGCCACTCGTGCCCTTAATGTCGTCAAGCGTAAGGACGTCAGCATCCGGAACGGAAGGCATGTTATCCGAACCGTTACTGCTGTAACAGGAGTAATGCTTGCCGTTCAGGTAATCATTGATACCCTTGCTCCAGAAGAAGGGCTCGTACATCATCCAGTCACCTTCAGTGCCGTCCAGTCTGGCAGCCGTGCCGTCGGCGTACTTGTTGCTGTCCGTGTCGTCCAGCGGGTAGTAGGTCATCTCACCGTCCAGGTTGTTCACCGTGGTATCAACGTTCGCCATGTTCACACCCCGCGTCGTCGCTTTTTTAGTCACTTTAGCAAGTACACGGTGACGCTGCTTCAGGATGGCAGAAATATGACCGCTCACCTCATACGCGTTGTCATACTTGTAGCCGGTACCGTTGTCAAGGTTGCTCACGTTCGCGTCATCCGATACCTCGTCGTCGAACTCGATCATCGTGTATTCCGGCTGCCGGATATTCAGTTCCGGGAAGTGCGCCTTCAGAGCGCTGTACGTATCGTCATCAATGTAGCGCGTGAGCTGTACCGTACCCACCAAAGCGCACGTGTCCGTAGTATTGCCATCGGAATCCACACCGCCCATCCCGACAAACTTATTCAGCCACGTACCGTCATCCTCGCGGTCAATACCGGTTACTCTGATACGTTCCACACCCGTGCAACGGCCCAGCAGGGTTTCCCAGTCAATACCTGGACAACTGTCAAAGATGAAGGTCTTCACCTTGCTGTAGCTTTCTAATGTCAGCCCGCCGGTGGTCAGTCTGCCCAGATATTCCAGACGGAGGCTGGTCAGTGTACCGGGAAGGTGGAGCAGCGTCACGGGAGAACCCTTGGCTAGCACCACGCTCTGCACCTGCGTACCGCGGGCCTCAAGTTCTTCCAGCTTGGTCTGCGCACTCAAATCCAGCTCGGTACTGGTACTTCCCCCGGTTTTCGCCTGTGCCTGGTTACGAAGGTTGAGTTTACGTAGCTGCTTGCAGTTGCCGATGTTCAACCACCAGCCGGTACTGCCGTTGCCGGAACTTTGAAGGTTCAGTTCGCGCAGCACGGTACATTTGCCCAGGTCGAAAGCGTTTTTCAGGTGGTCGGCGGCCCCGCTCATATCCAGCACCTTCATACGGCTCGCGCCATAAACCCTCAAGGGATCGTTCACCGTATAGGCACCGGTGATGGAAAGGCTCGCAGCCGCATCTTTCTTGATGATGCCGGTATTCCCTATATTCGGGCTGTTGTTCGTACCGTAGCCGAAAGCATAAACCTCGTTGGCCGTAATCTTCAGCACGTCGGGGGTGTCAGCAGCCGTACGTGCCAGATAGAGGTCGATGTTGTCACTGGTGAAATTGCTCGTGCCGTACTTGGCATCCAGAAGGGCGAAACGATTACGCACGAAATATTCACGGTGCGCACGGTTACTGCCCTGAAGGGCGTAGATGAACGGCCACACCTTGCCGTACATCTCCTGCGTGGCGGGCAGGATGTACTTCAGCTCGCCGCTCTTGTTATAGGCACGGTCGCACCAGTTGCCCGCCTGCTCCACGTTCAGCATGTCCAGGACACGGCTGGTGGTAAGTACACCGCGAAGAGCCTGCGCCTGTGTCTTCAGGTCAGCGTCCAGGTTGGCCAGAACGAGGTTCCAAAGCCAGCTGTCACGGCCTTCAAAGGCATATTTCCCGGCCTCGGCATCATAAGTGTCGCGGTCGGTGGTGTAGTCATACACCAGGAAACAGTCGTTGCGTTTTCCCATCTGGGTATCACCGTCGTAGTAGGTGATGTACCATATCAGGCCGTCCCACGTGCGCAGCATCATGTTCTTCGCACGCTGGTCAACGGCAAGGAAATAGTCCGTCCAGAGGTAATACGTCAGCAGGAAAGCCTTGTCGAAATAGTCACTTATCTCGTCCCTGAACTTCTCGCTCTTAAAAGTGGAGAGGTCGGCGCTCGTCGCACCGTCCGGAACACACGAGCGTATCCATGCGTACAACCGTTTCACGGCCGTACGCTGCGACTCGTCAAGGCCCGCCCATTTCACATCATCCGGAACGTTGGTCTCGGCACCGGCATCAAACACCTCCTCCAGATGAGCGTCACTTGTGGTCTTGAAAAGGCACATGGCCTCGGTATTGTTCAGCATTTCCAGAGTGAGGGGACAGGCAGGATCGTAACCCTCCACGCCACTAAGGCCGAACAGGTCGCCGCTCTTGCTTTTCTCGTTGTTGAAGTTGTACTGCCCCACATAGTCGTTCTCGCCGTCCTCCGCAGCCGCCACAAACATGTCGATAGGCACACCGTCGATAGCGGTACGCACGGTGACCGCGTTCAAATCGCTGCCGCCCGTCTCGTACTGGTAACGCTGCGGAGGGGTGAGAAGCCCCATCTCCTTCAGCACGTCGTTGAACAGTTTGGCACCGCCTGTGTTCAGCGACATGGACGAGTCGGAATAATCACTCTTCAGACAGATCAGGTTCATGGCGATGCCACCGGGACGGACAGGATATTTCTTTTCCGCCTGCTCCTTGCCGCCAACGGTGAAGCTAAGGTTCGTGCCGCCCTTGCTGATATAGATACGGATGTTCTTGCTCGGATATTTCGTGGAACTGGTACCCTGAATACGGATATAACAGTCACGAAGCATGAAGTCGTATTCGGATCCGAAAGGGGAGTAATAGAAGATATCAGCCGAAAAGTCCGTCTTCTTGTTGTTCTCGGCATACACGTCATCGAGCTTGTTCTGGCGCACGATACGCAGCACCCCCTTGCCCTTGGCACGCAGCTTGTCCATATCCACAGTGTCGGTATCACCCAGGATATCGTTCTCTTCGTACAGCGCGATCATCTCCTCACCGTCCGCACTGTCCACCATCCGGTTCTCCAGTTCCTCGTCGTCACTCAACCGGCGGGTATAGATACGCACGCTCTTTACCTCCACGTCCGCCCCGGCGCTGTCAATGGTGATATATTTCGGATTGTCCTGGCGGAAGCTGAAGGCGTTGTCGTAGATGTCGGCACCGGTACGGTTGCCGTCCACATAAAGCTCCATCAGACGGCTCTCATTGCGGGTACCCACCATGAGGGCCACCTTGATCCACCGGTCTTCCACATAATTCGTGCCCAGCTTGATCTCACGCTCCACCAGCTCGTCGTCCTCGTTGGTATAGGACACTTTCTCACCGGTCTTGAAACTCGCTTCCGAAGGGGTGATATAAAGCCCCTTGCCACTGTCGAGACAGTCCACAACTGCGGTATCGCTGTCAGTGGGATTGCTTACCCGGAGGGTCAGTTCAATGGTCAGCCCCGTACTTTTCACATCGGTGGCAAAGGGCCGGTAGCCGATGACGGCTTTCGCACCGTTGGTCAGCTTCAGCGCCTCACCCGTCCAGCCGTTGCTGCTCCAGTCAAAACCCTCGAACGTGGTCTCCACGCCGTTCGACTCCCATGTTCCGGGGTTACTCTCCCCGTTGCTGCGACCCGCCGCGTCAAGCTTGACCGCTAGGCCGTAGGTGGCCTCGCTGATATCGATACCGCTCTCACCCACGTCGATGCGCAAAGTGTACCCGGTCGGACCGGCTTTCAGGACAAGCGTCTGCGTGCCTTCCTCGGTAAACCGGTTACTGTAGGTCATCATGCTGCGGGGAGCGCTCACGGTACTGCTCTTGACGCCGTTTTTCCAGAACTCCACTTCAGCGGGCACACGGTCGGGATCATAGGCCACCCAGTCGAAAGTGAGCTTCTCGTAGCGGCCGGCTTCAAGGACCGGCTCCAGATGCTCGTCCCGTCCGAGGACATGCCCGTCGGCATGAATGAGCTTCAAACCGATGAAGGGCGCGCCGGTTCCGGCCTTCAGCAGGTCGATATGGATGCTCTCGCTTTTCAGCGTGAGGTCGTCAGTTTCCATCTCGGCCACCAGCTGGGCGGTATGCCGCCCCACGGACAGGCCGGTCATGGAAACCTCGAAACTGCCGTTCGTCGTGCCGCTGCGGGTGACCGTATGCGCGTTCTGCTGTACACCGTCCACGTACAGGCTGACGGTTTTCGTGCCGGTACCGCTCACGGCGTAGGGTATACTCGCGGAATCATAGGTACCGTAACCGCCGTTCTGGATGGTGGCCGCCAGGTTGTAACCGCAGGAAAGGGACAGGGTGACGCTCTTCACGCTCACGTACGCCTGCTTCTTCTGCGCCTTACCCGTGGTGGGATCGGTAGTCTCGGCAATGACGTAGATATCGCTCGTGCCCACCAGCAGGTATTTGGTCAGGTCAAGGGTATAGGTACCCTTGCTCACTTCCTTCAGCGAGGAGGAATAAGTGGTGGTCGTCCCGCGCTTCACCTGGATGGTGACGGTCGCTTTCTGTCCGGTACTGCTACCCTTGTCATCACCGCCGGCAACCTGGTGGTCATAGGTATAGGTAAGTTTCACCGCTCCGCCTTCCTTCACGGTTTTCTTGTCGGTCTCGGCAAGCAGCACGATCTTGGTGGTGGAGGACTCACCGCCGCCACCGCTGCCGGCCGGGATGTCAACGCTCGCGATCTCCGCCCCGCTCTTGTTGGTCAGCGCAAGGCGGACACTACTCTCGTCGTCGCTCACTTCCGCGCTCATGCCGAACACGGTACCGGCTTCCACCTCCTGGAATTTGGCGGCGACGGTCTTGTTCTGGACGGGATTGGTACTGTCAGCATCCAGACTCTCGTCCACTTCCAGCTTGTCGATGGTCAGATCCACGTTGCCCTCGCTGTCGGGAACTTTCTTCTCGCCGTTCACCGTCAGGCTCTTCATCGTTCCGGCACCGCCGAAGTCCTCCCAGCTCGCCTCCTGCTCCCAGCTCGACAGACTTGTCCCCACGAACTGTTTGGTCTCCCATTTGCCCTGCGAGACTTCATAGGTGATGCAACGGCCCTTGTAACGGTATTTCTCATCCACGGCACCGATCGCGGAGGAAAGGACATAATAACCGCTCTCCAAAGGGACTTCCGCCGTCACATTATACGTGTTACCGCCACCACCCGTACCACCGGGAATATCAACGGAGGCAATCTCCGTCCCGGTCTTCCCCAGCAGGGTGAGTTTCACCGTGTCGTTCTCCTCATCAGGGACGGCCGTCATGCCACCGACCAAACCGTCGTTCACACCGGCGGCGGCATCCTCCGCCTGTTTCGCAGCCGCGGATGCCGCTGCCGCGGCGGAATTTGCAGTTTCAGCAGCCTGATTGGCGGTACCGGCCGCATCAGACGCCATACCCGCAGCTTTATTCGCCAAAGCCGCAGCATTATCCGCTTTCGTGGCAGACGCATTCGCTGTGGCAGCGGCATCATCGGCCGGTTTACGCAAAAGGGTAAGCGGAGCACTCACCAGCTCACTGCCGCGAAGGGCGGGGAGACTTTTGATATTGTCAAGGGAGCTGACCTCCACAAGTTCATCAACGCTCTGGCTCTCGGCCTTGATAGCGTTCAGGATCTCCTGTTTTTCCGCATTTGTCATAGCTAATCCTCCATTACCCTTCTATCTGTTTCACTATTTGGGAATAACAGCCCGGAGTAAGACCGGTAACAGCTTCCTTTATCAAAACCGCATCCTCCGATGTCAGATCCACATCCGCATCGGAACCCATAATCCTCATGCAAAGACTGTAAGCATGTAATTTCTTTTCATTATCCGTCTGAATATTACCGCTCGGACGGAAACCGGTACCGTTGAACAGGCACTGGGAGACTATGACTCCCATACACTGGGGTTTCTTATCAATCAACAGCACGCTACCGTCGAAATCCTTAAAATACACATTAAAATTTACTTTCATATCCTTTATTTTTAGATATATGTCATCTTAACGACAATTCCATTAACAACCTCAAGGGTATAGTTATAAGTTATAAAATCACTCTTTACAGCCCACTGGAAGGTACCTGAAACACCCTTTCGGTAACTGTATGTCCCATCGCTGGCCAGGCTCCATCCCGTACCGTAATTGTTCGACAGGATATCACCACAATACACCGCCCCGTTCACATGCACACCACCGTCAAAATAGCCGGCATAAGTATTGGCACTGATAGGATAGCTCTGACCAGAGGACTTGCTGGAGGCATAGATAGCGGCACCACCCAGATTCGAGCCTACGGCCTTGACACCGAACCGTCCCTGCGTGGCGGCATTAAAGGACACATCCACAATACCCTCCATGTCCGTTTGTGAGACACCAAGTTTCAGACTGCGGGAATCATTGCCGAAATAATCACCGGCTTTCCAGTACAACCGTCCGGAATCAATCGTAAAACCGCCGATTTTACCCTCATAGGCATACACTGTACCGTAAATCTTGGCGTTGCGCGTCTCAATACTACCGTCTTCCAGAATCTTGAAATTATCATTAGCCGTAACAAGCCCCTCCAAAGTGATATTATCGCCCTTGATTTTTACGCCGTCACCCCCAACACCTACAAGGGATTTCAAATTTCCATCACCGTCAATGGCATACAACCCGGAATATTTGGAAGTAACCATCAGGCCGGTCTCTTCCAGCAGGTTCTCGTCTTTGTCGAACACCGCCGCCGAAATCTTTACCAGACGCTCCGACTGCTCGAAAAGGGTTTTATAACGGTGTGTCAGGGATTCCACACGGTCGGTGCTCAATATGAGCATATACAGGTAAATATCACCGGTAAAACTCAATTTAAAATCACCTGTACCGTTCCAGAGTCCGCTACAGGTGTACTGTACGTACCCGTCGGTCGCGGACAGTTCTTCCTCCACCTCCATGCTGTTGAAATTGGCAAAGCCTGTCTTATCCACACCCACAAACTCCACACGCAGCGTGCCGGCCTTGGCACAGCGGTAAAAGAAAGTCAGGAACACCGGGACGGCTTCCTTCTCCCCACTGTCATTTTCAGGCATGGAGGGAATACTTTTCAGGTTCTCACGTTTCTGGAGGATGTACTTGTTACGAATCCGGACAACCGTACGGCCGTCATCCTCGGTCACGCTCGCGCTGTCACCCTTCCTCGTCAAGACGTTACCGTTCGCCCAGATCCACCGGTTGCCCACAAGGAAGAACACGGTCTCGTTCTCCGTGTTCCACTTCATAAGGCCGTCATCAAAGGCGGGGTTATTCAGGTAGCCGCGCTCGGTGGCGAAGTCATTCCGCAGGGCGGTGACGGAACTGACGATTTTCCCCTCGACTATCTCGAACTTCGTCTTGATATCCTCGCCCGTTACCAGAAGGAACGTACCACGCAGGTAGGCGTTGTCGCTGTACAGGCCATCACCGTGAGGCTGGTTGTCTGAAGGGAACCAGTCGTCACTGATACCGTCAAGGTTGCCCAGACGGGCACGCAGGCAGCCGGTGAAGTTCTTCGCCTTCACCACGTCCATCACGTCCACACGGGGCTGCCCGTCCTCGGTGGCGGAGATCAGGATCAGGTTCTGGCGCAACGGATTCTCCGTGTTGCCCATCAGCACGCACTCGTCACCAGCCTCCGGAAGGGAAGCGCCGAACTCGTCCTCGCCCACGAGGATGGAACCACCCTCCACGCCGGCCACCTCAACCCAATAGCTTTTCAAATTCCCGCCGCTGAAGGTCTGGCAGCGCATGAGGTCATGGGCCACGAAAGTGTTCTCCTGCTCGAAGGTGATCCTCCAGTAACCGCCCTCAAGAACAGCGGTCTTTATTTTCCCGTTGGCGGCACTGACACAAAGCTGGCCGCCGACGCTGCGTACCTTCTCGATAAGCATCTCCAATACTACCATGACCTGGCGTACCGTCAGCTTGTCGATGGTCAGATGGGACAAAGCGTCCTCCATCCAGAGCCGCCAGCCCTCACCGAAAAGACCGTCCACGAATTTCGGACTGCGAAGAAGCTCACGCACGACAAGGGTCAGCAGCCCGGCATTGCCCTTGTCATCAATACCCGCATTATCCTCCTGTCCGAAAGAGGCTCCCGCTTCGAAGGTGATCTTCCCCTTTGCACGGTCATTCTTTTTTTTGCTGATGTGTTCCGCCTGGCTTCTCCGCGCGGAAAAAAGATTGTTGTCCGTAGGCAGTGTCTTGTCCCAGCTACGGATAATGTCAGGAAGCGCGGCACCCTCCGCCTTTGACTTCGTATAGTTTTTCAGTTCCCCGATACTGTCATTCACCCGTTCAAACGCACCACTATGCAGGGCATCGCTGATCTCGATGTCCATCTCCCCGGGTTGGTTCACCTTCCGGGTAATTTTCGTGATACGGCTGCTGCGATAACCGGTTTCGGGGAAATACTCCTCGCTTTCAAGTCTCACACGGCGGCCTACGGACAGGGAAACACCGTTCTCCTCAATCCACACATGGTCGGTCGGGGCCTTGTAAACGGCAAGATCCTGCCAGCATTCGGTATTGAACTGTTCCACCGCCGTAAGAAACTCCTCCTCGGCAAGCGGGTAATATTCGTCCGGCATACGGATATTCCAGAGAATATAACGGTCACCGGATTTCGGGACAAGTTTGCCGCCGGGGAGTTGCGTGTCATCATCATAGGGCCATATCGTAATAATCTCGAACTCACGGGTGGCACTGTTGAAATTCACCTCGAAATAGTGGTCCTCACCCTGCCCCAGTCCGGAAAGGTCACCGTCCTGGAACGATACACGTTTGGTCTCGTCGGGCAGCTCGTAATCGTTCGGATCGAAGTTCAGGCTGTCGTCCCTGAAATAATAGACCGTGAAAGGGTTGCCGTCGTCATCTTTCACATCTTCGCTGCGCACACTGCTGACAGCCCCGATCCTGCGGGGATAAATGCCGCTGAAGGCGTCTTGCTCGTAACGGTCATAGATGCCGTACTCCTCCGTATGTATCTCGACATATTGCCTGCCCCCCGGAAGCATCAGGCGGCTATGCCCGTATTTTGACGGATCTATGTTCCGCGTGCTGCCTACCGGAAACAACCGGGTATAAAAATTGTCGGTACCCGTCGTGTCGCGTTCGATTCCGGTCAGTCCCTTCCCGTAGCCCAGCGTTATTTCCTCGCCATGCTCACACCGGCACACGTTCACGGTCTGGCCTTCCACCCACCATTCAGCCTGCCCGCCGACCGCTTCGGCTATCTCTTTCAGGGCTTCGTTGCAGTACTTCCCCTCGTAATCGATGACGATAAGGTCCGTACCGTCCACCCGCCCCACTTTCCAGTCGGTGGTGTGGTTCATTCCGTCATTGATACACTTCACGATCATGGCCACGTGTTCACGCGGAGTCGCTGTCAGTGTGAACACAGGCTCGGTGTTCCCGTCGGTGGTCTCCAGCACAAGAAAACGTCTCACCAGGCTCTCGATGCCGTAAAACTTCAAATCATATACCCACTCCTGGCCGCTCTTCTGCTTCGGGGCGTACCGTTCGGTCAGCCAGTAGCGCTCACCCTCAAAGTCCACCCGGTCATTCACGTCCAGGGCGATATATTCGTAATGCGTGAAAGAGAGTGTCAGGACATTGTCACCCTGTACCTCCTTCACCTGGGTGGAGCTGTCACCCGCCTCTATATCGGTCCGTCTGTTGCCGTTGCTGTCATAGATGGTCAGCATGTCTGTATCTTATTTAAACGTCGTTTGAATAGGGTTTGAATCACATTTATATGACCGGGACAGGTTCCCGGAACTTCACCTTGAACTTGCCGGCGTGCACGCCTTCCTTCCAGAGATAGGTCAGAGGCTGGAACTTGCTGCAATCCGTATATTTCACACGGAGAGTCAGGGCAAGTTGGGGAAAGGAAATCTCAAGCCACCCGTCACGGCCTTTCTTCAGGAAATTGATGAACTCGAAATACTTCTTCAGCCAGCCGGCCTGCGTTTTGCCAAACAGGGCGAAATGAAGCGTCACGTCACGGGCCTCGTTCCTGGGCGTCAGCACGGAGGAATATTTCTCCCCGTCCTCCTCCCGGATATTCACGGCCGTATCCGTTTTCGTCTTGCTCGGGGTCAGGATGGCGGTCAGGTTATCCATCCCGCCGCGCTTGTCCTCAACGAGGAACACCCCGTATGTGCTCCAGATGTCGGTACCGTTGACAAGTACCAGACCGCCTAATATCTTTTCCATATCATTTGCATTTTACTCCGTCACGATTGATTTTACGAATCTCTTCCTCTATTTTGCCAAGGTGCGACGCGCTCGTGCCGGTGTTCTCCTCGATACGGGCAAGATGCCCCTCGGCGGTGTTCATCTTGTCGATGACGCTCTCCATCTTCTCATCGATGCTCGACCAATGTTGCAACCCGCTGGTGAACATGCCGTCCAGTTTTGTACCCTGGTCCTGTGTCATGGCTGAAAAACCGCCGGTTTTGGCGCTCTGGCTCGTACCGCCCGAGTTATCGTACCCGGTGGCCGCGGCAAGATTGTCACGAAGAGCGACGGCTTCCTCGACATACTTCATGTACTCGTCCTGGAGAGCCTTACGCTCGGCTTCTGTAAGGTCATTGTCTTCCATCGCCTTGCCGAATTTCTCCCACCAGCCTTTCAGCTTGTCGGAATACAGCTCACCGATCTTGTTTGACAGCATCGCACGCATGAAATACTCGGATATGTCCTCCGCCGCGGCTGCGGCATCATACTTCATATCCATCAGGTTATCCACGAAACTGCTGTACATGCTGTCAAAGGAAATACCGGTGAGACCTTCATACAGCTGGTCGGTAAGTTCCTCCAGCTTGCCCGCCTGGTCGATGTAGTCATCCAGCTTCTCGGTCAGACGACCTCCATATCCGCCCTTGCCGGTATCCTGGATCTGCGTCCACATGTCCACGTTACTGCGCAACTTCTTCATCTCCTCCGGACTTAGGTTCCAGATGTCACCGTTCCAGCTACGCCCGATCTGACCGCTCAAACGGTCAATCTGTTCCTGTGAGAAACCGCCCCAGTAATAATTCCAGCTGTGATGCGAACCGTGATAGCCGGCCTGCGACATGGCCATGTCCAGATAGTTCGAGTTCGTCTCCTGCTGGAGCCTGTAGGCATCCCGGTAGGCGGCCACGGACTTTGTACCCTTGCTCGCCTTGATCTCCTCCGTCAGGTCCTCGATAGCCGTCTGCAAGGTCTCGTTACGCTCGGTCAGCCGGTCGATGGTTTCCTGGACCTCTTTGGCATTGCTTGAAGTCGTCCAGGAGGAAAATCCGCCCCAGGTCAATGCGTCGAATATCTTGCCCACACCGGAAAGCAGCGATTTTCCGATAGTCACAAAAAGATCACCGGAAAGCACATCGTCAAGAATACCGCTCACGGCATTGAACACCGCGTCGAGCAGGCCACCGATGACCACACTCAAACCATCCTTGAAAAGGTCTATAATACTTACAATCCAGCCGACAACAGGCACATCCTCAAGTGTTTCGGAAACCTTTCCGAAAGCCTCGCCCAGTTTGCCGTCCACTTCCTTGGCACCTTTGCCGAGTGTGATCAGGCCATTATACGCCCCGCTGATACTGCCGGAGGCAATCTGCTGCAATCCGTCCCTCACATTCTCCATACTGGTCTTCAGACCGGAGGCAGTATTCGAGAGGGACTGCCGGGCACTGTCAGCCGTTTCCTGCAAGGCGTTTATATTCTCACTCGCGGCATCGGCATTAGCCTGCGCCGTTTCCAGGGCTTGCCGGGCGGACTCCTTCTCCTGTTCGGTTCCGGACTGTTGCGCCTCAATGTATGATTTCTGGGCGGCAATGAGCGCCGTATAGGTGTCCGCATACACCGCCTGTGCCTCCTTCAGGTCTGAAAGGGCTTTCTGGTAGGCAGTAACCTCGGCACCCAGTTTCTTGAAACTGACCTTGCCGGAACCGCCCAAAGCCCTCTCCATCTGCTGGACGGCAGAGACAAGCGCGTCCTGACTGGCATGGTCGGCATTTCGGAACTCGTCAGTGAGCATGTATTTTCTGGCATCCGCCAATACAGGCTTTATCATATCGGAAAACATCCCGCCGAATTCACCGAAGACAGTACCCCAGTCAATACGGGCTTTCAGTTCCTGCACTTCGATGCCGGCAAGTTTGCTGTCACGTTCAACACCGAGAGAGAGCTTCTCGCTGCCGGATGTCGTCTTTTGTATCTTTTCCGCATATTCGGTCGCGATGGCGAGTTTCTTCTGCTGGAAGGTGCCGTAGGCCTGCAAATATTCCTGCATCACTCCGAACTCTTCCCGATAAGCTTCCGCTATTTTTTTCTGTCGGCCGGACTCGTTCAACTCACGGGCCTTGTCTATTTCGGACTGCTGATCTTCCGACAGCGAACCGGACTGCCCCGCTTTCGCGTTGTCACGTTTCCAACCGGCTTCCTGCTTGGCTATTTCATCCTTGCGTGCCTGGTATTCATTGTCTATCTGGCGCAGCTTCTTCTCCAGCCCCTCGGTCATCATCTCAATCTCCGCCTCGTCATTCTTCCTTTGCAGCCCGACGAGTTCCTGGCCCAGCTTTTCAGAAACCTGTTTGCGGCGTTGGGCTTCCTTCTCCGCCTTGTCCGCCTTCTTCCGTTCGGCCTCGGAATCCTTATCCTCACCGGGCTTGACCTTGTCGTACTCCTTTTTGGCGGTATCGACGGCATCCTTCAGTTCTTTCGCCTTCTTCTCAAACTCCTCACGGGAAAGGCTGTTGGACGTTTCCTGAAGAAAGGCGTTATAAGCCTTGAGCGCGTCCTGGTATTTCTCTTTTGCCGCAGCCACCCAGTCAGTGCTTGAATCCGTGGGCAGGTTACGCCGGTTTTGTTCCGAAACCAGTTTGTTCAGCTGATACTTCAGTTCGTCACGGGAATAAGTTCCGGTAAGATTTTCGTCACCCTGCGTAATCTTTCCGTATTCCTTCTCCTGGACAGACATCCGGGCAAGCAGGGTTCTACGCTGCTTTATCTGCTGTGCAAGGGTCTCGTTACTCACACCGGTCAGGTTTTCGAAATAGGCATTTACCTCGTCCTTGCGGATTTGTCCGTTCAGGCTCTTGCGTTTTCCGTACAGATTCTGAAGCTCTGCCTCCTCATCCCTTGAACGTGCGGATTTCTGGACATATCGGGCTCTTTGCCGCCCGTAGCTGTCCTGGTAATATTCGGTTGCCAACCGGGTCTTGCCTTCAAGTTCTTTTATCCTGTCATCCACACGTTTCAATTCATTGGCGGGATTGGATATGGACTCACCGGCTTCCAATCGGGCTATCTCTTCCTTGATTTTCTTGATATTCTTCAGTTTCTCATACTCGGTGTCGTATTTGGAGAATATATCCGGATATTTCTGTTCCAGCTTGTTTAGCGCCTCACGCCGGGCATCCGTGGACACGGCTTCATCCCCGGCAATGGAACACAGCTCCTCTATTTTGCGCCTGTGCTCTTCCTCGGCCTCTATGGTTTTCTGCTTCTGCTGCTGATACCTTTCCTCGGATTCCTGCAAACGTTCGGTTTCCGTCTTCATGGAGATCAGTGCCACGGCAACACCGGCAAGCAGGGTCGCAACCAGCACATAGGGATTGGAAAGCATGGTCCGGTTGAGCATCTTCTGCGCTTTCTCAACCAGCAGGAGCCAGTTGTAATGCAACGCCTCCGCAGCCACCGCCCAGCCTTTCACGGCCGTGACTGTCATGACGGCGGTCCGGTACACACCATACGTGCCGACAAGCCCGAGCAGGATACGGCCGAAACGTTCGTAATGCTCCACCATGTAGGAAACACCGGAAAGCGTGGTGTTGATGACACCTTCCGACTGCTGCCCGATTTCATTGAACATCATTGAAACGGCATCCTCTATATTGGAGATCTGTCCGGTTATCGTTTTGGATTGTGCCTCCATCAGACCACCGAATTTTCCGCCCTCGTCCGTCAGGCTCTCTATGACCTTCTGCACTTCGGGAAAACCGACCTTGCCTTCCTCCACAAGCTCCTTCACCTTGCTTTCAGCCACGCCGAACTGCTTGGCCAGTTCGGCGATCATAGGGATGCCCCGGCCGGTGAACTGGTTCAGGTCCTGTGTATAAAGCCGTCCCTGGGACATGGTGGTGCCGTAAAGATAGACCAGATCGTTCAAAGGGATGGAAAGTCCGGCAGCGATGTCACCCAAGCGGATCAGCGTCTCGTTCACTTTCTCCGCTTCAAACCCGTAGGCAAGAAGCTGCTTGGCACCCTGCGCGACATCCTCCAGGCCGAAAGGAGTGGTCGCGGCCGTATGTACCAACTGCTGCATCAGGGTGTCGGCCTTCTCCGCACTGCCGAGCATGGTCTGAAACGACACCTCCAGCTGCTGGAACTCGCCGCGTACCTTGGTGATGTTCGACACCAGCTCCTTGATAGTAAAGGCGGCTGCCAGCTTGCCGACGGTGTTGTTCAACAGGGAACCGCTCCTGTCAAGTTCCCGGATCTGTCTGTTGGCGGACGATGCCTGCTGGGACATCCGCTCGATCTTGCCCACGGCCTTGTCAAGACGGGCGCTCAAATGGTCCACCATAAGGAATTCTATTTGTACCGGTTTCATCTATTTTAGCTTGCTTTGAAAAAATCCTACTATTCCATCCGCTTCATCCTCGGCGCTCCGCTCATCCGCAGGACCGGAAGATCCGGACTTGTCACGGACATACCGGGGAGCGTCACTAAGCATCATGATCAGGGTCTGGTAATTCACCTTGTTCAGTATATAGTCCACGCTCCAGCCGGTGGCACTGGCAATCTGCCACACAAAACCGAAAGGGCTATGGGAGCCTTCATAACGGCTCTTTAACTCCCCTTCTTTCTTTGGCTCAGTCTCAAGCTCATCGGATTCGTCCGCTCGGCTGATCTGATAATAGGTATAAAAGGGTCGGTACCCATCAGGCTGACAAAACGCTTGATCGCACCCACCAGATAACGCTGTTCCATGAAGTTCCTTATGAGCCATGCCACCGGGCGCAAAAGCACGCGGCGGCTGAAAGGACCACGACAAAGGGTATAGGCCACCATACGGCTCACCGCCTTGCCGTGAGAGGCCAGAAACTGCATTTCCTCCTCCTTGCTGAACCCCCACATCTCCTCACTGGTGATCCCCATCGACAAATATGTCCGGGCAAAAAGAATCTGACCGGACATATAAGGCCGCCTCATGGTCACGCGCAGCTCCAGCGGGGATTTCCTGAAAGGGATATGAAACGCTTTCAGCGGGACGCTCACACCGATATCCAGCAGCGCGTCCGCACCCTCACGCTGGATCTGCTTGATGACAGCTTCGTCCATACGCTACTCCTCGGCCGGGTTAGTGGAAGCAGCAGCGGCAGATTCAGCAGAAGGCAGTTTATACTGTTTCCACTCTTCCGGGATAGAATCCGTATTGAATACGCCATAGGGCTGGGAGCCGTCTTCCGGCATGGCCACTTCCAGCGTGCATTCGATTTTCGCCGTTTCTGTCAGGGTCAGCTTGCCGCCGAGATTGGAAAGTAGCGTGCCATTGGGAATCAGGATGCTCTGCCCCGAAACAAGGGCTATTTCCCACGGACCGGTCAGCAACACGGCTGCCGTCGGGGCCGTCCAACCAATCGGGGTTTTCTTTTCCGAGTCCTCTTCCTTGTAGTGCATGGTACCACCCAGCAAGCTATGCAGGTTTTCGTAGTTCAGCTGGATAACGTTGAACGTGGGGGCGATGCTGCCATTCGACTGGGGAATGATAAGCACCGGGGTTCCCGGCACCTGCTCCGCCTCGATTTTGGCGGATTCGGGTTTCTGCCCGCCCATGTCAAACGAATTCTTCTCTATGTAACCCACCACAAAGTCCTTGTATTTCACGGCACCGACGCCGTACATGAAATTCTTATTCATTGTTTCTTGATTTTGAAAGTTAATACTATGCCGGCAACACATCCGGTTATAAAAGCGGCCAGCGCTATTTTAACGGGACTAAAGCGACGTTCAAATTCCGTTTCAACTGTGAATGAGTCCTCATGTGTCTCATTACGGATACGGGTCAGTTCCTCCTCATAACACAGTACCAGCCGCTGGAGGCTGTCGCAGGATGCCTCCGCTATGATATTGCCGGCCGCATCGCTCTTCACCGTCAGGCCCGCCTGCCCGTTCCTGGAATGGTAGGACGAACCGGAGGGAAGTTTACGGAGGCTGTCCGGAGGGATCGTCAGGCTCACCGCCGATTTCGGAATCCCCGCCATCAACAGCCCCCGCCTCACGTTTGACACGTTGTCGGCGCTTGACGACAGGCTGCTGTTCCGGTTCACCTCCGTCCTGCTCTTTCGAGTACTCGCGCATCCCGTAAAGAACAGGACAATCATCATGATGCCTGCAACTGTTGGCAGTATCAATGGCTTTCCGGAGGCGTGCCATTTCACGCCGGGTCGCCTGCAAAGCTTTCCTGTTTTCATTCAGTTCCTCTTTTAAGGGTTCTACAATATTCTCGATCAGGATACGGGTGGCATGTTCGGTGTTGTCAATCCGTACCGTCTCGGCTTCGGCGGTAGCCTTCTCCGCTTTCGCCCTCGCTTCCCTGACCGTTGATTTCAGGGTGATGATGGCTATTATCGTGGCTACCAGACCACCGCCCAGCACCAGATTCATGACTGCACTGAAGTCCATACGCACACTGGTCTTTCAGGTCAAAGCCTATTTGCCGGCATCCTTACCCGCAAACAGTCCGATGAGCCACTGGACAAAGCCCGTATCGGCAACACCATTGGACACAAGGGACGCACCGAACCCATAACACAACGCGATATACCACGTGGCATCAGCGACAAAGCCCGCATCCAGCCACCATAAAAGCATGGCGGCCACAATGCCCACACACCAGCTGACAATCTGTGTCGCCAAGCCCTGCATTTTTGGAAACAGAGCCTTGATCCCTTCCGTGAGCAACACCACGCCACCGACAAAACCGGCAAAGGTGGTGATCATCGCGCTATAATCGACTTCCGGTACTGTACCGGTCTGGGCAAAAGTTGCTGACACGAATCCGAGTATCAGCACAAAGAATAAAAGAAATCTTTTCATGTTGTTGTTGATTTATTGAGTTATACCTATTTGTTTAAGCCATCTCTGTACATCAAAACTGGGGCAGGCTTTGGCCGCCAGTTCATTGTGACCGACGATTCTCACATCGGGAAAACGACGGTGGAAATCCTTCACGTACTTCTCAAGCGCCTTTTTTTGCCAGGAGGTACGGGTGTCCGCAGGCGTTTTACCATCCTTTGCACACCCGCCGGCATAGACGATATGGCGGCTCACGGAATTGTAACCGGCCACGCCGTTGGTCACTTCCCACGGGTCCACATTCGCGTCCTCGTTATTGTTCACCAGGCGTTCCACTCCGCCGTTCAGATGGAACAGGTCGGTATATCCGACCTGCTTCCAGCCGCGGCCGCCCTTTGAGACGGGGTTGGTATGCCAGGCGCGAATCTCCGCACCGCTTACCTCACGCCCTTCAGGAGTGGCCGTGCAATGGATGACAAGATACTTCAGCTTTCCCATCACTCACCGCCTTCCTCTTCATCAACGGCCGCCTGGGACAGTGCTATCTCCACCTTCTTCTCCGGATCGGCGTCCAGGCCCAGTACAAGTGTGCCGGATACCGCCTTGCCGCTACTGTTCACACCGGCGGTGACCGTCAGAGAGCCATCGGTACCGACTGCCGTGAAACCGGCAGGAATGGAAACCACGCTGTAATCACCGGAGGCAGTGACCTTCACCTCCTTGCTCTCACCGGCGGCCTTGAAGGAAAGAGCGGCCGGATCGGCAGAAATGCTGCGTTCCACTGCCTTGAACACCGGAGTCTCACGGGTGTCAAGCACCACGAACTCCTCGCCGAAGGCGATTTCCGTGTCGGCCTTCATCAGCAGCTTGAAGAAGTACAGCTCGCTGGAGTTCATCCACTTGTCAATCTGGATCACCTCCTCGTCGTCTTGGAGGTTCACACCGGCAAAAAGGTTGCCGTCAGCGCTCATCGAGCAGAGCGTGGCTACGATAAGGCCATCAGGCCAGGAATTCAGCGTCTCGATGGTGATACCCTTGTAACGCTTCTTGTTGATGTCCGTCTCGCTCGTGTTCTTGTACTCGCGTTCGGTCAGCTCGTCATCGTACTTGTCGAAGTCGTCAATACTCATCAGGATACGCAGGTTCGGATTCTCACGCAGGGCTTTTGGAATAGCCTTGCGGACAGCCTTCAACTTGCCGATCATGGAAGTATCGGAAGGAGCCGGAACCACGATCACATCCGGATCTTTAGCCGCCTGGGTCAGGATACCGTTGAAAAGGTGGTCGTCGTCCGAACCGAACTCGCCGTTCAGGTAATGCCAGCCCAGCTCGAACTTCACACTCTTGCTAAGTTCATCCAGAAGCGTGTTCTGCGCTTCGGGGGGAAGTTCGGCAAACACGAGGTTGCCCTTCGGCTGCCACTTGCGCCAAACATGCTCGAAGGCGCGGGGATTGAAAGTCGTGAACGCCATGAAATCCTCCGGATCCAGTGATTTCTCCGAGTAATTGAAATTGCCTTTCGAGTCTTCCAAAGTCGGGTTCTCCTTACGCTTCTGGAGCATCTTGCCGGTCTTGATACGCGGCAGGCTGATTTTTTTCTCCACACCGGGGATCACCATGATCAGACCTTTTTCTACAAGGTCATTCCCGGTGGTGGCCAGGACCAGTATTTTCTCCAGTACCTCGCCGTTGTAATTCGTGTTTCTTACTACTATTGCCATGGCAAATGTTTTATTTATGGTTCAACTTGTCCTTAATCTCGCTCATGCGCTTGTTCCAGGGGCTTTCACCCGTCGGATTCACACGAAGGTCAGTCATGACACTACGTTTTGGGAAAAGCTTCTCCAATGCCTTTTCCCCGTTCTCCCGATCTTTTGCCAGAAGGTTCTCATAGATGGGGCGGGTGGCGGCATCGATACGGCCGTCCTGTTCCGCATCATCAAGCAGTTTCTTACGCGCGGCAGCGTCATCCGCATCCGCCTTGTCCTGGAACACCTTCAGTTCGCCCTTCAGGCGGGTGACCTCGGCATCAAGGGCCGGGACTCTGCCAGCCTCTGTTTCCAGCAGTCCGATTTCACGCAGGAAATCGTCATCCGTCGCACAGTTCTTGAACCGCGGACGTCTCTTGAGTTCGTCTAAATTCATGCTATTCTCGTTTTGTGGCTTGTGCAGCCGGTTATTGAATATTTGAAATACCTGTTCGGGGGTACTGTCCTCCGGTACCGGGTCAGCGTCATAAATACCGTCGATAAGCCCCAGCGCCAGCGCCTCGTCGGCACGCAGCCAGTGATCCTTGCCGTCAAAATACATCGCGCGGATTTCCTCCTTGTCCTTGCCCATACGGGTGGCATACATCTCGCAAAGGGTATCCTCAAGCGCCTCGATCTCACGGATGCAGTCCTTCATCTCATCCTTGTTGCCGTAACAGCCGCCCTGGACACTGTGAAGCATCAGACGGGCATAACGGCTCATCCGGACGGGCTTGCCGCAAAGGGCGATGACGGAGGCCATGCTGGCGGCGATGCCGTCCACGTAGATGGTAATGTCGGCCTTGCTGTTCTTCAAGGCATTGAAAATGGCGATGCCCGAATAAACCTCACCGCCGTTGCTGTTGATACGCACGTCCACCTTCCCGGTCAGGGCTTCCGCTTCCAGAAGTTCACGGGCGATATCACCGCTGCGCACGTTATCATCGTACTCACCGATGTCACCGTAAAGAAGGATGCAACAGGCATCGGTTCCGGGTATCATATTGAAAAATCTACTCATGTCACTATCGTTTTGGCAGGTCCTTCCCTGCAAAAGTTTACGGTGCGAAATTAGGGGGATTAAAAGCCTTTTTCAAACCGCGTTTTCATCATGGAGACTTTAAAGGATTGCCATGACGCTTTAAAATGTCATCATGCGGAGCGCGTTTTTTTTCGCTCCTTTTCCTTATCAATTTTGCACGTAAAAAAAGGAGGTAATATGGCCGAACTTACAAACGAGCAGAAAAAGGCATGGGCGAAAACGCTCTACACCCGCGAGACGCTTACGCAGGCGGAAATAGCCGAGCGTGTGGGGGTTTCACGGGTGACTGTGAACAACTGGATAGGCAAAGGAAACTGGGAGCAGTTGAAGGCTTCCATAACCATCACACGGGAGGAGCAGCTGAAGAACCTGTACCGGCAGCTGGCGGAACTCAACAACGCCATCATGGGAAAACCGGAAGGGGAACGGTTCCCGAACGCCGCGGAAGCGGACACCATTTCCAAACTGTCGAACGCCATCAAGAAACTGGAAACAGAAGTGGGGCTGGCGGACATCATCTCCGTGTTCTCCGACCTGCTCAAATGGGTGCGGACCTACGATTCCACGCAGGCGAAGGAGATCACCCCGCTTCTGGACGCGTTTGTCAAATCAAAATTATCCTGACATGGCAAAGAAAAGACTCACAACACAGGACAGGCTCGCGCTGGGCAGCTGGAACGAGCTGGTGGCATCCGTGCGAGAACATTCGGACATCAACCCCACGGACACGGAAACGGAAATCAGGCAGAGGCGGGAAAGGCTGGAGAAGAACGACGAGGAGTGGTTCAAATACTACTTCGCCATGTATTGCACCTGCGAGTCCGCCGCCTTCCACAGGAAAGCCACCGGGCGGCTGATGAGGAACAACCGCTGGTACGAGGTAAGGGCCTGGTCACGCGAGCTGGCGAAATCCGCACGCTCCATGATGGAGATATCCAAACTGGCACTGACAAAAAAGATACGCAACGTGCTGCTGATCTCCAACTCGGCTGACAATGCGGAAAGGCTACTGCTGCCGTTCATGGCGAACTTCGAGGAGAACCAGCGGATCATACAGGACTACGGACAGCAGAAAAAACCGGGAGCGTGGGAAACCGGGGAATTCACCTGCATGTGCGGGTGCTCCTTCCGCGCCATTGGAGCCGGGCAGTCACCGCGCGGTACACGTAACAAGAACTTCCGCCCGGACTTCATCCTGGTGGACGATATAGACACCGACGAGGAGTGTCGAAACCCGGAACGCATCAAAACCAAATGGAAATGGCTGGAGGAGGCGCTGATACCGACCATGTCCGTATCGGGAAACTACCGCATCCTGTTCAACGGGAACATCATCGCGCCGGACTGCTGCATCAAAAGGGCCATCGAAAAGGCCACCGAACTGAAGGCGAAAGGAATCGGGCACGTGGATATCATCAACATCCGGGGAAAGAACGGGCTATCCGTATGGCCCGAAAAGAACTCCGAGGAGGATATCGACCTCTTCCTTTCACTGGTGAGCGCGGCGGCGGCACAGAAAGAGTTCTTCAACAACCCGGTGGTGGACGGCGGCGTGTTCGCGGAAATCACCTACGGGAAAGTGCCGGCACTCTCCAGGTTCAAGTTCCTGGTGATATACGGGGACCCCGCACCGGGAGAGAACAAGACGAAAAAAAGTTCCACCAAAACGGTATGCCTGCTCGGGAAACTCGCGGGAAGGCTTTATCTGATAAAAACGTTCCTGGACAGGGGGCTGAACGCGGAATTTGTCGAGTGGTACATCAAGCTGCTGGAGTTTGTGGGTGGGAAAACCACCGTGTACTGTTACATGGAGAACAACAAATTACAGGATCCTTTTTTCCAGCAGGTATTCCAGCCCATCGTGAGGCGGATACGCAGGGAAAGGAAAATATCACTGTACATCACCGGGGACGAGGAGAAGAAAACCGACAAGGCCACACGTATCGAGGCGAACCTGGAACCGCTCAACCGGGAGGGGAACCTGATACTCAACGAGGCCGAAAAGGACAACCCGCACATGAAACGGATGGCGGAACAGTTCAAGCTGTTCAACCTCCAACTGACCTATCCGGCAGACGGACCCGACTGCGTGGAGGGGGGAAACAGAATTATAGACCGCAAGGCCAGACAGTCGGAAAAGCCCGTCATTGTCACAAGGAAAAGCACGCGGTCACAAAACAAGTACAGAGTGTAAACTTCAATACCTATCATTATGAGCAAATTTATCGAACTTTCAGACTACGACGCGAGCATACACCGAGAGATTCTGGACGCACTGACAAGGGAGGATGACGCTGTCGTGGAGATATGTGAGGACCGCGCCGTCGCCGAGATGCGCTGCTACCTTTCCAGACGTTACGACTGTGACAAAATATTCACGGCAACCGGTGACAAACGCAACCAGCTTGTCCTGATGATGGCCATCGACATAGCCGTGTACCACATCTTCTGCATACATAACCCGAGGAACCTGTCACCGCTGCGGAAGGAACGCCACGAAAGGGCGGTCGAATGGCTGAAAGCCGTGGCGGCCGAGGAGATATCGGTGGACGGCCTGCCCCTGCTGTCCGAAGAGACGAGGACGGCAAAATCAAATTTCCTTATCAAAAGCAACCGTAAACGTGTAAACCATTGGTAATATGAGCAAAAGAAAGAAAGGGGCCGGAAAGATAACCCAAAGCGGGAACCTGCCGAGGCCCGGGCAGAAAGGACCCGCAACCATCATACTGACACAGCCCAGAAGGTTCGGTATAGACATAGCGGACTACATGCTCGCGGTAAGGGCTTTCGAGAATGTGGACTACTCCAGACGCTTCAGGCTGTACGACCTGTTCAGCGACATACTCATGGACACGCACCTGACAAGTGTCATAGAGAAACGGAAGAATGCCGCACTGGCATCTTCCATAGAATTCCGCAGGAACGGGAAACCGGACGAGAAGGTGAACAAGCAGATCAGGTCCCCATGGTTCCGGAAGTTCATAGGGGACATCCTGGACGCCAAATTCTGGGGGTTCTCACTCGTGCAGTTCTACCGAAAGGGGGAATGGGTGAACTACGACCTGATACCGCGCAAACACGTCGATCCCGTGCGCAGGCTCATACTGCGGCACCAGACGGACACCACCGGGACGTCCTGGGACGAGTACCCGGACCTGTTGTTCATCGGTTCACCCGACGATCCCGGGCTGCTGGTGAAAGCAGCTATCTGGGTGATATACAAACGTAACGACGTGGCGGACTGGGCACAGTTCGCGGAAGTGTTCGGAGCGCCCATCAGGGAGTACACGTATCCCACGGATGACGACGAGGCACGGCAGAGGGCGCTGAACGATGCGGACAGCACCGGAAGCCTGTCGGTTTTCGTGCACGCGGAGGATACGGTGCTCAAGCTCGTGGAAGCCGCGAACAAGACAGGGAGCGCGGACCTCTACGACAAGCTCTGCGAGCGCTGCAACAACGAAATCTCAAAGCTGTTCCTCGGAAACACGCTCACCACCGAAGCCTCCGACAAGGGCACACAGGCACTGGGAACCGTACACAAGGATGTGGAGGAGAAAGTGACGCTCTCCGACAGGCAGGACATCCTCGACGTGCTCAACTATGACATGGCCGACATATTCGCAATGCTCGGAATAGACACCACAGGCGGGGAGTTCTGCTATCCGGAAAAGAAGCTTATCGAACCGGAGAAAAAGATGTCCATCCTCACACAACTGCGCACGAACTTCAACCTGCCGGTGGGTGACGACTATCTCTACGAGGAATTCGGGATCGAGAAACCGGCAAACTATGACGAACTGAAGAAACGCCAGGAGGAGAAAGCGGCGGAAATCGAGGCGGCGAAGGCCCGAGAGACTGAAAAGACGGAAGAGGATAAACCGGATCCGGAAGAAGAACCGGAACTGGAAAAGCACGGTAAAGGAACACCCAAAGAAAAGAAAAATGCCCTTAAAAACGCGTACAACTGGCTGAAACGTTTTTTCGGGAAAGCCCCGGGGAGAGACGGGGCAGCTTTAGAATGGTGATGAACGACCTCTACAGAATGGAGGACAAACAGGTGGAAACTTTATTCTCGTTCGATGAAGAGGTACTGAAGAAAGCCCTGAAGAACATCTACAGTAAAGACTTCCACCCCCTGACGGAAATCGAGGAGAACCTGTTCGAAGCCACATGGAAAACAATAAACGAGGCAGCGGACAAGGGGTTTGGGACACGAAAGCCCGACGATCCGGATTATGACTTCTACCGGGAAATCCGAATGAACAACGCCGTGTTCGCAGCTTTCAAGGTACACAGGGCACAGAACGACATGGCAGCGCTGCTGCTGGACAAAAACGGAAGTTTAAAGCCGTTTGAACAGTGGGTAAAGGAAGCCATGCCCATAGCCGACCATCAGATGGTCCATTGGCTGCGTACAGAATACGACACGGCCGTCATACGGGCACACCAGGCCGCGGACTGGAGGCAGTTCGAAAGGGAAAAGGACGTATTGCCGAATCTCAAATGGATGCCTTCCACATCCATACATCCGGGAAGCGACCACAGGATTTTCTGGGGGACCATACGTCCAATAGATGATCCGTTCTGGAACGAGCACAGGCCCGGGGACAGATGGAACTGCAAGTGCACGCTCTCATCAACGGATGAAGCGCCGACAGCGGTACCGGACGAAAACGGGCAGAACAAGGCACATGACGGTCTGGAAAACAATCCGGGAAAAGACGGCAAACTGTTTTCAGACAAACACCCCTACGTTACTGAAGCGCATCCGGGAGCAAAAAAAGCCGTGGACGCACTGACCAGGCGCATCAACGAAATGATAGCCGAAATGCCGGACAACCTGACGCTGGAGGAAAAAACCGACATCGCCCGCAACAATCTCAAGATAGAAAAGGCACTCGGCGTTACCAAAGGCAAGCCGATGACATACGAACAGGCGAACAAGGGAAAGGAGAACCCGAAATTCGGAAAAGAGGAAGGATACCGCGTGAATTGCCAGACCTGCACCGTGACACACATGCTCAGAAGGTTGGGGTTTGACATCGAGGCAAAACCCAACATCAGACAAAGCGCATACAATGAAATGGCAAAACAAGGTATCACATGGGAAGAACGTTTCCTGAACCGGGACGGAACAAAGCCGGATTATGACTATACCTATAAATGGCAGGTCAGAAAGGGATATCAAGTAATGAATGCAAACCGGCTGAAGGAATACTTCAGGGAAAAATTCAGAGAGGATGGAATATACGAGATATATTGTGCCTGGAAAGGCGGCTCCGCACACGTGTTTTGCGCGGAGGTGACTGAAGGAAAGACAAGGTTCTTCGACCCGCAAACCGGAAAGGATGATGCAAGCAATTACATACAGAGCATGAAAGCGGGCCGTGTGGGAGTGATAAGAATAGACAACAAACTGGTAAATCCCAAAATCATGGGACTATTCATCACCAAATAAACGGGAAGAAAGTGCCAGCCCCTCCTCACCGTCCACCAGACGGCAGGACTGGCCGTCGAACAGAATAAAGGCGGGAAGACCGACAGGCAACTCAAAACCATCCCCGTCAACACAGCCCACGGAATAGATGCTTCCTTCAGGGGAACTGGCTGATAAGACAACGGAGTTGTAACCGCTACTGTTTGCTAATTCCGACACTTGTTTAGGTATTTCCATAACGCAAAAAAGGCACATAAAAAACGCCTTGCTGCAAAAGTATAAAATTATTTTTTAATTCAGTCATTCATGGACATAAAAGAATATTCAAAACTGATAAAAGCCAAACGGAAAGAACTGGATGGGCTAATGAAACGGAAGATGCCGGTTATCGCCGGACGAATGGCAAAAGACCATTTCCAGGACAACTTCCGGCAGGGAGGATTCGTAAACGGGGGATTACACCCGTGGCCGAAAGCGAAAAGGCTGTCCTCGGGACGGACCGATGCGGCAGGGAACTACGGGACGCTGCTCTCCGGAAGGAACCATCTCTTCAGCTCCGTCAAATACATGCCGGGAGAATACCGGGTGAGGGTGGCAAACGAACTCGTCTATGCGCCGGTCAATAACTGGGGAGGAGAAGTGCATCCGACCGTTACGCCCCAAATGCGGCGTTTTGCATGGACGAAGTATTACCAGGCTTCAGGCAAGGCTAAAAAAGCCGCCACGGGCAAAAGAAAAGGCAAAAAGAAGGGTTCTGCCGTAAACAATAAACCGCAGGAAAATCAGGAAGCGCTGAAATGGAAAAGGCTGGCGCTCACCAAAAAGAAAAAGCTCCGGATAAAAATACCGCAACGCCAGTTTATCGGGGAAAGCCGGGAACTGTCCGAAAAGATAGACCGGAAAATGGAGAATGAAATCAGAAATATTTTAAACTTATAACAACATGGAAGAAATTTTTATCGCAATCATGGAACGCATCGCCGAAAAGATACCTGAACTGTCATACATTGACGAGGACTACGGACAGCTTGAAGCCGGGGCGGAGGAGGACCACTACCCGGTAACCTTCCCCTGCGTGCTCATCGGGAACGCCGAATCGGACTGGAACGACCTCGGATACGGGGTACAGAAAAGCGAGTCATTCATTACCATACGCCTGGCCGTCGACTGTTACGATGACACCCACTACACCTCCGGAACCTATGACAAGGTAAGAGAACGCCAGTTCAAGGCTAAAGAGCTGTACAAGGCCTTGCAGGAGTTCCAGTGCACGGAAGAGACCAGCCCGCTGGTCAGGGTAAAGAGCCGGGACTATTCGCTGCCGGGAAACATCAAGGTGTACGAGACGGTTTATTCCTTCACGCTGCATGACGAGTCGGCCATGCAGGAAGGCACGGCAAGGTTTATTCTCCCGTAAAGAGCGAGAGCTGGACGGCTGTCAGGCGGGGCTTCTTCACTTTCGGAACGGGCTTCACCTCCAGGTTCTTCAGCTCCCGGCACTTGCGCCGGATAATGGACATGATCCGCTCCTCGGAAATGAAAAACTCCTGGCGGGACAACACTTTCAGGGCATCATCAAAACGTAGGCGCTGCACCTCCGTCCAGTAATAGTAACGGCGGCACAGGGCTTCATCACGGAGTTCTATCAGGTTCTTGTCTCGTCCTTTGGTCATAAGTCCAGGTATATGCTGCAAAATTAGGCATTTAACCGGGGATGTTAATAAAAAAAACGCCGCATCGTGTATGAATGCGGCGTTTTTCTGTTTAGAGTGTGAACAAAATCACATGGTCATCAGTTCTGTGTCATCTTCACCCGGGACAAACGGCTCGACGCGGGTGATCACCTTGCTCTGCACCTTCACCCGTCCGCTGCCATTACAGACCGGACATTTTGCGGATAAAGGAGCTCCTCCCTGGTCCAGGTAAAAGATACGTCCCTTGCCTTCACAGCGCTTGCAGGCCATGACGTGCGGCGCGATGTTCTTCGTCTTTTCCATAACTACAACCGGCAGAATGAGGGCTCGATACGGCGCCAGACACCGTTCTCGTCACGTTTATGGAAATAGTAGTTCACCGCGGTCTTGTACACCACGTTGCTCTCACGGAAGAGGTCCATAATCTCCGTGTATTCACTGTCGAAACGGCCCTCCAGCTCGTACAGCTTGCTCACCGACTTGTAGTCCAGATCACCCTGGCGGTTACGCTCGATCATGGTCATACCGAGCTGGTACATCGGATCATCGGTACCGAGTTCCCGGCTCATGGCGTAACGCTTCAGGTAATCCACCAGACGCTCAGCGGCGAGGTTGGCACGCTCGTCGAAGCTCTTCACCTTGTTACTCCTCACTTCCAGCTTCATGTCACCGTCTACGATGGTAAAACTTGCCTGATCATCCTTGCGGAGCTGGCCATAGTCGCGCATCAGGTCGCGGAAAGAGGCGGCTTCCTTCTCCACCCAGTCACGGAAGGCTTTCACGTCATCCACGACTGGAAACAGCTTGTTCTTCACTTCAAGCATGAACTGCGCACGAAGCCCCTCGTAGGCGTCGCGACGGTTGCGCTTGTTTTCCTTCTCTTCCTGCTGGAGCTGTTTCAAAAGCTCCTTTCTGTCCTGGACGGACAGGCTTTTTAATTGTTCTTTCAAGTCCATAACTAAAAAATTAAATGGTTATTACTGTTGTTTATTCTCACGTTTGCGGCGGATGGCGCGCAGCTTCACCTGCAACGTGTCCAACGCCTCACAGTCAAGTTCACGGAACTCCATACCAGCGATACGGCTGTCCAGGCAGAAAGCGTTCACCTTGTCCCAGTCGGCCGTATTGATGCCCAGCAGCTGCATCTGGTGCAGTACCGCGGAACGCTTCTGACGGAGAATCTTCCGGAGTTCTTCCTGGTGAGTGGGCGGCACCAGCTTACGCATCCCGGCTATGGCCGCACTGTATTCCTTCAGTGTCATGTCGCGCAGACTCGTGGTACGTCCGTCCGTGTACTGGGAAACTACGCTTTCCTTCAAAGCATCGCGGTCAGATGTCGGAAGGCGGTTCAAAAGACTATAAAACACCGCATAATTCTCGGGTTTATTTAACTGCTTGCGGCTGTTGATGTCTATCTGCATGGCTATGCTGTTTTTTTTTGTTTATTTTAAGGTCATTAATTTCCTTAATCACTCTCTTTACTCTGATAGTACACAAATAATCAAGAAGATGCTCTTTTTCATTTTTTGTACACTTATACTGGTCGAAAAATTCAAGTATGCCCATTCTATTCAGATTTTCATTAACTCAAACTATTCATACCACATCAGCACAACTCTATTATTTCACCCACGGCAGCCTGCAAAAGGGTACGCAAGACCGAAGGGTTTCCGCTATCATAGATGACTTCCACACAACACTCATGGCGTGCGTTACGTGACACAACCAGCTCGCAAGTCATATTCTCACAGAGCCATTTTTCCACTACTTTACGGACACCAACGGCGGTGACCACAATTACCATTTTTTTACTCATAATATTGACCGTGCTGTATGTTATTCAACTCTTATTCTCCCGGTGTACTGGTTTCCCCGAAACTTCATCCCCTTGGTGAACCGCCTGGATATCCCAGTTCCTTGCTTCTCGCGTTTGCCAGCAACAAATGTTCCCGGCTAAGGGAGGCTACAAAACCTTTGTCCTTTTCCAGTCCCATTTCTCGGGCCTTCCGGGTGACGCTGCGTTCGGAAACACCGAGCATTTCAGCCAGCTCCCGGTTGAGGGTATTGTGATAGTGGCGACGCATGATGGAAAGCATATTGCCGTTCCAAAAGATACGGGTGGAATATCCCTTATGCTCGACGAGCCGTCCCAGTGTCCGGTGCATGAAAGTACCGTCAGCAACCTTCCGGTGCTTGCGGTACTGTTCACGCTTGTACGCCAGCACACATTCATGACACCAGGAACTCCGTCCCCCATTCTTCAACGGATAGAACTCACGCATCCACAACTTTCGGCCGCAATGCGGACAGACACGTTTACGTTTCTGCTTGTTGTTATTTTCACTCATAGCTGTTTATGCTGCATTCATCAGTTCATATTCAAATTTTCATCGAACGGAATAGTATTAATGTCAGCCTTTCTCGTATAGGCCTGCATAAGCCCCATGGAAAGCAGTATATAGACATTCTTATTCGCTTTGACAACCCCAGAAATAGAGCCGACAATATGTTCAGTCTTGCCGGTAATGATTGAGCCGGCTATCTGCTCAAGCCCGTCCGGATGGTCCTCACTGGCCGCAACGCTCATAAAGGCACTAAGATTATTTTCCTTACAAAAGTTATCCACGTATTGGCAGAGTTCCTTTACTGCCTCTTTCTGTTTTTCTGTAATCATTTCAGTTAAATTTTAATGGTTAATAATTATATGTTGAAATCGCGAAATCTCTTTTTTGATACTGGCTGTACATAGTTTCCTCCCAATCCGTCTCTTCCTCCTCCGGAAGGTCATCCTCATCAAGTTCTACCTCCTTACGGTAAATCAGATACCGTGCCTCCAGAAAGAAGAGGACCACGCGACGCAGGAACTCACGGGCGGAGGCGATGCCGTGCTTTTCCATGAAGGCGGCGATACGGTCCGAACCGATAGTGTTCGTGCGGATGCTCACCAGACACTGCCGGCGGAAGTCCTTCAGCGTGCTGCCCCTCACCTCGAGCACGCGGTCAGCAATACGGCCGAAACTCTCCGGAATATGGTATCCGGAACCTTCGTCATCCGTTCCCACCAGCAGTTCAGCGGCGGCCGTCAGCATACCCTCCACGCTCATGCGCTGGGCAGCGGCCGTCTCCTTCAGGAACACGTACTGGTAATTGCTCACGTAGGTATGTATGAGATAACCTTCCGGACGGCGGAACACCTCTCCGGCGGCAAGCTCCATCGAAAGGTTGTTCAACGTCACACCGGCACCGCAGCAGAAAGCGCATACCAGGCGGACGGCAAGACGCTGGCGGTTGCCCCAGCCCCCGGAAACGATGGCACGCTGTAGGCTGTCGGCAACGGCCGGATCCATCTCGAAGAACAGCACCGCCTTCTCCTGGCGGCGGAAGAAGAACGACATGTCCGGAATACGGTCCATGCAGAGAAGGATACGCCGGGTGGCAGTAGAAACCCTGCCACCGTCCGTCATGCGGATATAGGACTTTACCAGGTGGTTCATCACTACCGTCATGTCGGAAAAATGATAGTCGGCAACTTTCCCGCGGAACAGTTCATGAAGCAGAACGGGCAGCTTCACAACGTAGTTGTAATACTCCTTTCTCATGGCTTACTTGCTTGAAGGTTTCCAGTCCACTGTTATAATCGCATCCAGCTCACCGCTACCGCCACACACCGGGCAGGACACATGCACGTCCTCGCGGCTGCCCTCTTCCGTTCCCCAGAACCAGCCATTACCCTTGCAGTAACCACACTTGTGACCGGTACTGACGAAGTTCTCACGGTTAGGCCCCTTACACATATAGGCGGGAGGACAAATCGCCAGCTGTTTCTTTATCCTGCTCATGCCTGACCTCCTTTCTGTTTCGGTCCCGTCACATTCCAATAGTCATAGGCACCCTTCTCCCAGATTGTGTATTCACCAGTGGCCCCCTGATAACGTCCCTTACTGAAGGCGACGTAGCCCTCTACCCATATCTTCAGGTCGGCATCATACATCACGCTCGTGGCCGCATCACCTTTAGGATTCTTGCCGCGGGCATGGCTGATGAAAACAAACAGCTTGTCCGGAAACTCCTCCTTCAGCTGGATATAGTCACGATACGTCATCTGCGTGTATTGGAAACTGTCAATGATCACGACGTTGAAACTCTTATGACGCCGGAGCCTGATCTTCAAGGTGGGGATGTCCTCCTTGATGAACGCCAAATGGCGGCTTACCTCGGCCATACCAAAGCGCCGCAGGTTATTTTGGACAGTCAGAGAAGTTCCTTCCTCCAGGGAGTTGAACGCCACACGGTCATACTTGCAAAGTTCCTTACAGAGCTGCATCACGAAAGAGGTCTTGCCGTTACCGCTGTTGCCCCACACGAACCAGCAGCCCCGGACTTCCGGAGTGTCGAAGGCATCCTTCCATTTCCCCTCAAAAGGGAATACGTCATACTTCTTGTTCAGGATGTCCCTGACATTCAAGGCACGTCTCATGCCCGCTTTTTTATTATCCTTTTTCTCTTCTTCCATGGTCAGAACAGTTTTAGTTGTCGGATATTGTCTATTTGATCAAGCACGGCCTGCCGTGCGGCACCCCGCAGTTTCTCGTGGCAGAGCATCCTGCCGAGTGCCCACAGAAGGGCATTCTCACGGGTAGCAAACTGTCCCCATTTACGTCCCGGGTTGAAACCGCCGCCGAAACCGCCCACCTCCATGTGAACGCCAGCAACCCACCAGCCGTCCTGCTGTCCCACAAGGGCGTCCAGATAGTCGCGACCATTCCGGTAAACGGTCACCGTCTCGTATTCCCTCAAGACTGGGTAATCGCTCCAGGGAGCAGGAAGCTGCTCGCGACCGTCGATCTTTAAGTATTCAAATTTGTTTTCCATATCCTTAAAATTACGTTTGAACGGTATTTGAACGGGAGTCATTCCCCCACCATGCGTTTCACCTTGTGAATGGACTTCCTCACACGCCGCAAATCAAAGTCACATGTCGAAGCCTCCTTTATCACCTTATCGATGTCTTTCTTGTCAGTCACACCGTTGGCGGAACAGATCGCAAACACGTCGTTCACGTCCGTAGGCTCTAGCTCATAAAATTTCCGTCCGATACGGCTGTAGAACTCCTTGTAGCCAGGCTTCTGGTATCGCAGACCATTGCTGATGCGTTTGGCAATATAATCGGTACTCAAAAACACGACGCCGCATTTCTCCTCCAGTTTGTTGTACAGGCTGATGAAGTAGTGGAACACCGGTTCGGTCAGCTTGTCCGCCTCGTCGAACACCAGCAGGGGCGCGTCCATCTGGATGATATCATCCAAAATAAGTCCCCACACCTCACGGATATTATACCCTTCAGTCCGGATCCCGACCGTGCGGGCTATCTCGCGGACAAAGTCACCTTTCTTCATGTCCTCGGAGCAGAGAATATAGAAAACCTCCTTATGCTCATGAAGGTAAACACGGGCGGTGGTACTCTTGCCACAACCAGCCTCACCGGTCACCCATGTGACATTGCGCCAGCGCTGCGCATCGGAGAGCACAGCCGTGATCTCCTGGTAAGCGCCGGTCTCCACGATCTGCCAGCCGGTAGCGCTTACACCACCGACCTGCGAGGCGACATTACGGAACATCTCGTCACTGATATTCTCATAACGCCCGTTCAGGATATTGCTCACAGTACCCACACTGACTCCCTTCAGACTACCCGCGGCCTTCGTCTGGCTCGGATACTTCGCCACGTAAGCCCGGAGGCTCTCACTGATGGCGTTCTTCTCTTTCATTGTAATTTCCATAATCAATATTTTTTATCTTGTTATAAATCTGTTCCTTATAATTTCCCGACCACCTTGCGGATGCTCACTTCCTTCTTCTCAAAGCTGTCCCATGTCACGTTGCTGATGACTTTCATGTCACGGCCTATGGAAGGACGGGGCGGCTGGCTGTATTTTCTCGTGCGGCGGTCAATCTGGCGTTGCGCCTCCTTTCCGAGACCTTTCAGGTCAGGAGTACGCAAACCGTTCTGCTCCGGTGCGACACCATGCTCATACTCGATATCTTTGGCGACGACCTGACGGTTTATACGCTCATTGACGACGGCCTCCTGCTGGGTGCGGATGAAACGTTTTTCGGCTTCCGTCTGCTCCTGCTGGGCACGGTGGATCATCAGCGGGAACGAGGCCACACACTCGAAACGCATCGCACCGCCCTTGTCCTTGTAAAGCAACCGTACGCTGCTCATGTCATAGGGATCGTACTGGACATAGAACTTCTTGTAGGTATTACGCCGGCGCCATTCCAGGTCAGGCTCACCGGGAGCGGAGAAAACCTCGTAAGGGTATTTCTTTCCCTGTACCGTGATCTCGATACCGCTGGCGGTGAACAGCGACGGTTTATCGGTTGTGTACCAGAACATCTCCACCATATCAGGAACGCTGACCGGATCGGTGGCCTCGTTCACGCTGGTATTGTACATCTCAATACGGGGGATGCCAGTAGCCGGGTGCTTCATTGAGTTCCACTGCTCACGGGCGGCGGCATACTGTTCCTTCAGTTCCTCCAATGTGGGAAGGGAGTCGATGTTCGCGTTGATGAATTCCAAATTCGGACGGCTTGTATCTCTCTTTGCCGTAATATTCTGCCCGGTGAAACCGAAACGTTTCTTCAATACCTGGCTCTGGAAGCGGTAGAAAATGTTCTCAATCGTCTTAGATTCGCCATTATACGGAGCTGTCGGGCGGTGGATACGGCTGATCTTCGAGAAAAGACCCAGCGCCGCGTTCTTCTTATGACCGCCCTGGTTGTCGCACACGATCTCGTAGGGTTTGTACCGGCTCGTTTGGATAGCCATGCGGAAAGCATGATACTGGGCGATATAGTCCTCATTGTCGCTGATGTAATAACCGAGCAGAACTTCACTATAGGCATCCACCACCTCGTACACGCTTGTAGTACACTTGTTTCCGTTCTCGTCACGATAGTAGAGGTTCAGCTTCGTGCCGTCGCCATACCAGAGGCTGTCACGACGGCTCGGAAGGATGGTCCGGTGCTTGCGGTCATAACGCTGGTGTGCCTTCATTTCCCCATAAACGGCATCGTACCACAGAGGTTCGACACGCGGGCTGTTGAACCATTCGCGGAGGCTGCGGGGACTCTTCAGGGGCTTCCAGCCACGTTCCGGAGCGACACGGTTGTACTCCTCGAAGATCTCCATGTCAGTATAAACCGGAACGCGGCTGCGTTTCAATGCAACAAGATAACGCCCGCCGTCCTCCTCGATCTTCAGCGTGTTGCTGTTGCCGTATTTACCGCTCACAAGCACACCGTAGTTGTCGGGACGGAACTTGTTTATCAGGGCTTTCAAACGCCCCACACTGCCCGGAAGGCTGTGCCCGTACACCGGACGCCATTCCTCACTCGTGACAAGCAGAAGTTCCCAAAGGTTACGGCGGAAACCGGTCAGCTTGTTATTGGATGAACTCAAGCGTTTGAACTCTTCCATCAGCGCGTTCAGTACCGAAGCATTCCAGGTGTATTCCTTCTTCACATCCACGGGAAGAGCGACTATCTCACCGTTCTTGTCGTAGCGGTACTCCTCAAAAAAGCGCTCGGCCTTCTCGTCTTTCTTCACTATGTTACGAATCATTTCCTGTCTCATTTGCTGTTCAGGTTCTCCTTTGAGAAGAACCCAACGTCGTTTATACTTTTCGGGAAGGGAGGAATAGGCATACAGAGCCGGATTATTTTCACCACCGCCACGGGAAACGACATCCAGTTTTTCTCGGGACAGCTGGCTATTCAAAGTGCCTTTGGGCATTATATCCAGCAACTCTTTGTAAGTTACACACAATATATTATCAAAGTATTCCATCTCCCAGCTTGATTATCAATCCTCTAAATCATTCAAAGGGACATGCTTCTTCAGCAGCCGCACGGAGATCCCGAAATTCAACACTACGAGAAGTTCCAGCAGCGGATTAATAAAAAAAATAGAGAGCAGGATCCCGAAACTCATACAGAAGTAAAGCACGCAAAAGCGCTGTTTTCGTTTCAGACGAGCAAACCAGTGTAGCTGGTCGCTGAACAATGTCATCAAATCATTTTTCATGGCTACTTGTATTTTGAGGATTACCACCTACTTTGGATCCACCGCGCTCAATGGCGAGCTTACGAATGGAACGGGCCAGTTTGCTGTTCTTACGGAAGGCAAGCGCATGACTCACCATCACGTTTGTACAGCCCATCAGTTCGGCAATTTTATTCACCTCACCGTATTCTACAACTATTCGTTCTTTCATACTATCTAATATTTAAATTATCGTAGTGGGCAGTCGCGGATTCGAACCGCGGACCATAACCTCTCCATTATAGGAGTTTAGTTTGTTCTACCAGCTGAACTAACTGCCCGAGAAAATTATTAAAGCTTCTTTATCGCATCCTCCGGAACACATATTACAGTCCAAACCTGACCATTTTTCATATAATCGATATTATATTCCCGCACGAACGTACAAATGTTATAATCCCAGTCACGAACTATACCATCAATGATCTCACCATTTCTCTTGGTGATTCTCACACTTTGTCCCTTTTTAAATTTTGCTTCCATTTTGCTTCTTTTCAAATTCTCATTGTTACCTCAAGCCTTTTTTGTAGCTTTGGGGCGTGTTTAAACTTTAATCACGTGGCAAATATAGTCTAAGTTTCTTAGACGACAAAGTATTAATCCAAATAATTTAGATTTATGAGTATTTTTTCTAAGAATCTTAGACATTTAAGGGAGAGTAGGGGACTTAAATTAGATGAATTTGAGTTTCTGGGCATCAAAAAAGGTACAATGTCAAACTATGAACTGGGTAATACAGAACCTAAATTGAGTTTGTTATGTGAAATATCTAAGTTTTTTAGAATATCAATCGACGACTTTCTTTTAAAAGATATAGAAGCCGAAAAAATTACACCAGTAGTAACGGAAACAGCTCCTCCAGAAACAGCTAACAATAATTTTAGGGAGCTTCTGGATGTTTTAAGGGAAAAAGACTCCACCATTCGAGAAATGGCAGAGGAAATAGGGATGCTCAAACAGACAATTACACAACTTAAACAGGACAAGTCGGGGCGTGTTTCGGATGCAAGCGATTCTACGGTTGCCAATGCCATCTAAAACGTGTTTTATGGGGAAAGGGAGGTAAAAACAGTTAAATCACTATTTTACAGCAGAATATATAAAAATACAGGGGAGTAAATAAATATTATCTATATACAATTTACCCCCTACAATATTATAAAAACCGATGAATACCAAATAAAAAAAAGATATTTCCCCGTTTTATTAGAATAAAATAGGCACAAAAATGAATAACCAAATGAATAAGCAATCAAAACATTTCGTTTTTGTAATAGCTTAAATGAATAACCAAATGAATAAGCAAGTGAATAACCTTTCCACTTTTTAAGACGTTCAAAGCGTTCAAACGGATAAATACAGCTTTCCATCATAGTTTGACACTTATAAGGGCAAAAAAAGCCGCTTTTGCGGCTTTTAATTGCGTTCTAAGGCATTTTATCCCTTTCTGGTACATGTTATCAAGCGAGACTGAATAATCATTGCACGTTTCGTGTATTTGGCAATGTCATCAACCAGTCCAGCATGTAAAAGACTACTCTTAGTGATTCCGACCTGTTTCTCCGTCAGAGTTTCAAAAATGGCCGATATACTACCAAAGTAGATGTTCTTTTTCTCAAAAATCAAATGTACATGGATAACTTTACTCATGATATACGGTATTTATTTCACTGCAAATATACCAAATATCAGCTATATGGAATAATTTCAATGAATAAAAATAGGAGAGAAGCGAAGCGCTCCCCTACTCCACTTGCATAAATTACACCATTTGGTTATCTTTGTATATGGAAGTATGGCCTGGGCAAAGAATCGGAGTAAAATAATACCATACTGCCTGAATTCTCCCCTACCCCACTCCTAATGTAAAGAGATTCATTTGAACGGCGTTCAAACAAGGTTCAAATGTAAGCTCGATGTAAAGCGATGTAAACGCTTCGTTTTTCCACCCAGCTCACTCCTACCCCGTTCTAACGCTTTGAAAACCAAAGCAATCAGATATTTTCAGACCGACCGAACTTTGACACGCATCGTTTCTCCCCCCTTAAAAGGATATCCGCTACCGTGAAGTTGTCCGTGACCTTTACCTTGCCGATATGTATCTCAAACCGCTTCGTATCCGAGTGTATCCTGAAGCCGGTATCTTTCAGGATATTATACTTGCCTTCCAGCACCTCGTTCACCGTCGTCCCTTTCGCCGGGGTCTCGAAATGAGGTGCCTGTTTCAGTTTGAGTTTGTAGGCCATATTCTCACACTGGATTTCCAGCGTGCTGTCCGAATTGTATCCGGTAATGTATCCGTCGAACATATTTTTCAGCACGCCGTTGTAGCCCAGCTTGATATTGATGCGCTGTCCGACCTTGAATGTCGTCTCGTCAACCAGACGCTGCGCGCTGCGTTTCTCGATGATGACACCGTCCTGCATCACCTCCGTCGTTATCCTCGACACGTCCTTGCCCTCCAATGTCACGTTCCCGATAATCGTGGAGCGGCATACCGACCCTTTCGGGAATATCACTTTGGCCGTTCCGATCAGCTTCTTGTAACTCTCGTTGATTTCGAGCGACTGGACTTCCGTAATCTCCACGCCGTTCTGTATCCTCATCGGATTGGATGGGTCGGCATCCCCGATGGTGATGCGACAGCAGAGGATATCCATTGCAGCTATACCCATAAACGTGTCAGTTTAAGCAACGAGGCGGGGTCGATGACCTCCGTACCGAATTTAACATACTTGATCCACTTGTTCGTGTGCTTGATGGCCGTGTCCACCTTTTCCTGTTCCGCCAGTTTCAGTTCCACGGCTTCCGATGGCTCCACGGCGACACAGTTCAGCGAATACGGCTGCACGTTCCGGCAATCCGTAGGCTGTAAGGTATAGCCCTGTATAATCAACCGTGAAATGTTGAACTGGCGCAATACCGTGTTGTCGCAATCGATGACACCCTTGTATTGTACCAGCCTGATAAACTTGGACACTTCCGCCTCGGGATACACGTCCGGGTATTTGGAGGTGATCTTGCCGTTGATGGTAATCTCGAGGTCACCCCCGGATATATATTCCTTGCGGGTATAGTCCCGCCCCTGTACCCGGGTCAGCAGGATATTGTTCCGGCTGCTGACCTGTACCTGCGGTCCCAGGTCCACGAATGTCACCAGTCCATACCGGCTGTTCGGCAAAACCTTGCACTCGCTGTTGTCATAATACTTCCCCTCCTCTGATATGGACAGTTCCAGAAAATCCGCCACTGTCCGGCCGACGATGGAATCGATATGGTTTTTCTTCTGCGCCACCGCCTGCTGTTCCCTGATGAGCTGGTAGTACTGTCCGGTCTTGTTCGCAAGGCTGGACTGCGACTGTGTCTGAAGATATTTGTCCCGCACCTGCTGTTCCCAGTATTTGAGGTATCGGGGATAGGAACGTAGCAACCCGTAAGCCGTCTGCGAGGCAACCTGTATGGCTGCCCGTTTGAGCAGGTCATGGTGCCTGGAGAAGTAATGTACCTGCCCGTCCTGCAATTCGGCAAGCCCCATGCCCAACGCCAGACGCGTGGCGTTGCTGATGTATCCGCCAAGCGAACCGTGGTTGAGTATGCCTCCGCTCAACAAAGTCGAGGCCGCGATTTGTATCAGTCTTCCCATAATCCTTTCATTTTATGCGTTCCAGGAGGCATCGAAGTCATGCACGACATCGATGAGCGCCTGTGCCAGTTGTTCTTTCAGGTTCTGTATCTCTTCCGTCTGCCCCTCCTTCGACTTCATCAGGTCGATGGTCCTGACACTGAGCAGGCTCTCTATGTTCACGATGACCTGTTTAGGTGCCGCCGAGGACAACCGCCCCGTGCCGGAATAGTTGCCGCCGGCCCCTCCGTCATCCAGATGCGTGTTGGTAATCGGGTTGGCAGCAAACGGACGTGTATCGTTGGAATCCGGTTCGTTGCCGTACTGGTCGGGAGTGAAGCCCGCCACGCGGAGGATGTTCTCGGCTGCCTCCGCCGAACCTCCGAAAGTCTGCCGGAGCGATGAAAAGAACTTCACGAGTGTCGTATGTGCCAGCTTGCGATGCGCGATGTTGTCTATACGCTGCGCATCGGTGGCGTTCTGCCCCAGTGCCCGCTGTTTCCATAGCCCGTTTTCGTCCTGCTCGAATCCCCAGGCCCTGAACTGGTCAAAGTCGAACCCTCCCTTACGCATCAGCTCATGCGCATTGGCGGCACTCGATATGGCATTCCGATAAGCGGTGGCGGCACGCACAATCTCCGGAACGGTCTGCGTGTTCATGTACCGGGCATAGTCGTATGTGCGGGCGGCAACCGCTTCCGACCTGTCCCCGATATCATTCACATAGACGGCCTTGCCATCCTGCATACGCCACAAAGACTTGTCGAGATCCTTCTCCTGTTGCCCGAAACGCTCCTTTACCGTCTTGAGGAAAGCGTCCACTTCCAATACCGTACCCATCTTCCCGAACTCGGCGTACGCGGCATCGATACGTGTCTGGCTGTCGCGTTTGGCAAGGGTGACAAGCGCATCCCTTATGTCATCCTGACGGGCTTTGTCCATGTTATACACATGGTCTCGCGATACCATCCCCTCAGATGAAGCGATGGCAAATTCCCCCAAGAACCCGGCCCACCAGTTGGATGTGAAGGCTCCGATTTTATGTCCCGAAGCCTCTTCGATACTTTTGCCGGCAACGACCTCGTCCACGGCACGCTTTGTCTTGACAGCCATGTTATAGGTCTCGCTCAGGGAGGAGTAAAGTGCCTCTATGGACGGATAACGGTACTTGCGGTTCGATTCGATCTCTTCCAGTACGGCATCCTTCGCCTCCTTTATCTTCCAGGTCTTGTAAGCCACCCATCCCAAAGTCCCGACCAATGCGGCTATACCTGCCGTGGCGGCAACCGCGCCTGTACTGATGGCACTCAACGAGGCGGCAGCACCGGTCAGTCCGCTGCCGGTAGCCACCTGTGTGGCAAACAGCGACTGCAGGACTCCTTTGGCTCCGATGACACCGCCCCCGGCCATCAAGGCGCGGTTCATCGCTCCCCGTCCCGCCACGCCTGCGGACTGCATGGCCGACACGATGGCCCGCTTCTGGGCAAACGAAACCTTACCGATACCACCCGCCCCCAGCAGCCCCTGCACGGCACTGATTGATGTCGTGGCCGCAGACTGTTTGCCGATAAACCCCATGGCGATGCCGATATTCGTCAGGGCTCCCGCCACCTTGAACAGCCGGGTCGCGACAACGCCTGTAAAGACAAGCGGTTCTATCCAATGGAAATTGCGGGTCACCCATGCGCCGATATTGCCGATCACGGTGAAGATGTCCAACAAGGCATTCCCGATGGACACCAGGCCACGGGTAAATTCCGGAGCCTTGAACTTTGCCAGAAAAGTGCGGAGCACAGTGCGGATAGAGGGTTCCAACACCTCGTATGCCTGCATGAACCCTTCGGTCAGCTGGGAGGTCACCTGCGCCCACAATCCCTTGGTCGTATTCTGCTTTACCAATGCCAGTTCTGAGGAAACGCCCTGGGACCCCCGGTTATATGAAGTCAGTTCTCGTAGTTTGTCGTAGTTCTTCAGGAACATCATCGCCGCGTTACCGCCAATTTTCCCGAAGATTGCCTGGACATCCGCCATCGACGCGCCCTTCTTGTTCAATTCCTCGAAAATGTCCGCTATAGGACGGAGTTTCTCGACCTGCACCCCCTCGATGTCGCGCATTTCCGTGAACCGGATGCCCAGGCGGTCCAGAACTTCCTGTGCCTCCTTGGTAGGTTTGGCAAAACGTGTGGAAAGAGCACGCAACGAGGTTCCCGCCAGCGTTCCCTTCAGACCCATATTGCCCAAAAGACCGATGGCGGCACTGCTTTCCGTGAAGTCCACGCCCGCCATACGCAGGTAACCGGCAGCCATCTTGTATGACTCCGCCATCTCCACGATATTCACATTCGAGCGGGAAATGGTGGAGGAGATAATGTCCGCCACGCTGTCCATGCTGTCGTTATGGATATCATAACCGGCCATGATGTTCGTGGCCAGGTCGGCGATATACGACACGTCGTTGTCACCGATAAGTGCCAGGTTCGTGATCGGGCGGATGGACTTGTTGATTGTCTCGATATTCATGCCCGCCATCGACAGGTATTTGACGGCACCGGCAATCTCCACGGCTGTGTATTTCGTGTCGATGCCGATTTTACGGACATGACGGGCCATACTGTCAAAACGGGTCTCGAATGTCTTGAGGTCGCTGTCCGCCACACGGAGGATGGAATGTGCCGATTCCATGATGTTGGAATAGTCGATGGCCTTCGTCAGTTCCGAACGGATCAGGCTGTAACCCATATAGGCATTGAGCATCGAAGCGAACGGGAGGTTCCTGAGTGACGGCGCTTTCGAATACTGGATACGGTTGATGGCGGCACGGCGTTTACTGCGGTAGAGCGTACCGGCTGCAGTATGTTCCCGCTGCATGAGCCTGACGGACTGCATCGCATTGCGCTGTTCCTGCCGTCTTGCAGCCTGCTCGGCCTTTATACGTTCCGTTTCTGCCTTACGGCGTGCCTGTTCTGCCTGCCGGCGTATTTTCTCCGCAGCACGGGCGGCATTCTTGCACTCCCGTTCTTTAGCCCGCGCTTCATCGGCACGCCGCTTTTCCGCCGCGGCGGTTTCTGCCAGAGCCGCCTTACGGCGCTGGTCTGCGGTAAAGAGCTCCTCCGCGTGGACCAGTTTCTGGCGATGCAGCTGCTGTCCTGCATAAAGCCGTTCCATCAGTTTTTGCCGGGCCTTTTCGGGCATTACGAAGGCCTGCGGAGCATATGGCACCGGAACGGAAGGTGTGAGTCCTTCGGATGGTATGCCTCCCTGCATGTTGAAAGAAATGACAGAAGCACTTTTGATACGACCCAATAGGGAAAGTATCTGCTGCAACCTGTTTTCCGCCGTCCCGGTCTTGATTTGCAGTTCCCGGTCACGTTCCATGGAAACCAGGGCGGAGTTGATTTTCCCGATGGCTTTGGTAATGCGTTTCTGCGCGTCTGCCATCGTGCCAACGGACGAGGCGGCATTCTTTTCGATCTCCGCTTTGCGCATCTCGGCAGCCTTTTTCTCGTAAAGGCTTTTGGCGTTGGCCTTGATTTTCTTGCTGTCCAAAGCCTGACCGGCATTGATGGTCAGGCTGATGCCTTTGGAAAGCGTGGAAATATCCGTGAGTAACCCCTTGATACGTTCCAGCTTCTCTTCGCTTTTTTTCGTATCGATGGTCAGGCGGTAATCGAAATTACGTTTCTTGCCGTTCTTGGTGCGGAACACGCGGTCTATCTCGTCCATCATATTCTTGATGTTCGTGACGGCCGGAGTCAGGGACGCTTTCGCCTGTACCAGCTTGCCTACCGCCTCACCGAAGGCGATAACCTGCTTGGTGCCCTGAGAGGCATCCACGTTGATGGAGTAGTTGACCTGATAGTTCTGTTCCTGAGCCATGGTAATGGGTACTGCGTTAAAAGAATAGTCTTTCCGCAAGGGCGGAGATTATGAAACGAAGGCCGCCGCAAACCGGAAGCTTACGGCGGCAGGTCAAGGAGTCCTCTCCGGCAATGACATCGGAACGGGCATACGGCTGATGAGCATCTGCTCGTGCAGCCACAACGCCTCTTCGGAAAGCATCGCGAACTCCTCGTCGGAAATCGTGTCGAGGTTGACGCCGGGAAAGTAGTGGCGGACATAGATCATCCGCTGGCGGATGCGCTGCTCGTCGGTCACTACCCACCGGCTTATAAGTTTACCAGGACACTCTGGCGGGTGGTGATCAGCTCGGAAAGCTGTCCCATCAGACCGAACAGGAAGAGCGACTCGTCGTCCACGAGTTCCTTATCTCCGTCCACGAAGCAGTCGCGGGCCAACGTGCGCATGGCGATTACCTCGTCCTTTTTGGAAGCGGCCATGAATTTGCTGAACTGCGGAAAGCTCGGTTCGGACATGTAGGCCACATAAATCTCTTTCTCGCCGTTTGCGGTGTCTCCGAAAACGACCATCGGACAAATCTTGCGGAGTTTCTTCTCCTCTTTCAGTTTGAGGGCTTTTTCCTTGATCTTGATCTCCTGTTCCAATGAAAGCATTTTTTCGTCCATATCGAATTTGTTTTGATTCACCGAAAGAGTAGGACAAAGAATCGTGGAAAGGTTGAAGACACGGTTCTTATTCACTTGTAATCCATATGTTATACAAAAAACTTCTTTGCTCCTGATATTCCCAGATCAGTCTTTAAAGGAAATTTCGCTGAATATATTTCATATATTTCTTTGATATATAGTATATAATCGTTAATTTTGCATATTCTCAAACATAAATGATTATGTGCAAAATAGATGATTTTATAGATGTGACAAGCCGGTACATCGCTGAATTGCTTGATTTGAGGGCGGACATCAGGCCGGTCGAAAAGGATGTCTTGCATACATTCCCAGCCAATATTACTGCCGGTTATACATTTTGTACGGCTAACTTGTTGGGGCATGACGTAGTTCTTCTGTATAGTGCAGACAGTTCTGCATATACTCCGGGGCAGATGCGGAAACAAAAAGAACTGGTTGAGCGAAAAGCCCAATGCCCGGTAATATTTGTATTGCGTACAGTGGCGGCCTATAATGTACGGCGTCTTGTCAGACATCGTGTAAATTTCATCATACCGCAAAAGCAAATGTTCATACCGGATTTGTTGATAGATTTGAAACCGCATAAAAATAATATCGGGGGAGGTGAAGAAACGCAGATTCCTGCAATTGCCCAATGCATAATCCTTTATCATCTTGAAGTAAAGTCTCTCGAAGGGAAAGGAACTTATGATATTGCAGATCTTTTCAACGTGTCGTATGCCAATGTAAACCGGGCGGTCAGATGGCTGAAAGATAAAGAAGTTATCGCTTTATCCGGCGGCAAGACAAAGAGTATGATATTTCAGTTCAAAAAGCGTGAATTATGGGACAGGATGTTGCCGTTCCTGGCGAACCCCATCGAGCGGATTGTATATACCGATAGTCTGCCTGATGAAGTATTTTGTATTAGTGGAGTAAATGCCTTGTCGGAATATTCAATGCTGAACAAGGAAAAAAATGACACTTATGCCATTGCAAAAGAAGAAGCTCGACGGTTGCAAATCCGGACAGACAAGGAATATGGCGAGACCCGCATAGAGATATGGCGTTACAATCCATGTTTTTTCTCAAAAAACGGCATTGTAGACAAATTGTCTTTATTTCTGGCCATGAAGGATATGGATGATGAACGCATTCAAATAGAATTGGAAACTATGATAAATAATATGATATGGTAAGAGGAATTGATAAATTCAGGGAGTTTTTCACCGGATATGAAGGAAACTATGTCATCATAGGTGGTACTGCCTGTGAAATGCATGAAGAAATATATGCACAAACTCCAAGGGCGACCAAGGACATAGACATTATACTGATTGTGGAGGCGCTGTCTTCGGATTTTGCTGCAAAATTCTGGGAGTTTGTAAAAACCGCAGGGTACAGACAAAGGAATAAGGGAACCGGGAACGGGGAATGCAGGCATGAATATTACAGGTTCAAGGAACCGGGAAATCCGGATTTCCCGTATCAGATAGAACTCTTTTCACGAAATATCGGGGTTGTCAAATTCCCGGACGATGCCCACATTACCCCCATTCCGGTTGATGATGACCTGTCAAGTCTGTCAGCCATTTTGATGGATGATGACTATTATAATTATACCATTGAACACAGCACGTTGGAGGAGGGCGTACATATTGCGAACATTGAAAGTCTTATCTGTCTGAAATGCAGGGCCTATTTAGAAATGACCGAGCGGAAAAGCAATGGAGAACAAGTGGACAGCAAACATATCGTCAAGCACAAGAAAGATGTATTCCGGCTGGTTGCCATGCTTGCTCCTGCCGACACCTACGAAGTTCCTGATTCGCTTAAACAAGATGTTGACAGGTTTTGCCTGGCTGTCAAAGAAGAAGTGCCAAACTCTGATTTTTTCAAATCGGCAGGACTTAAAAGCATTTCCGGAGAACAGTTATTGGAACAACTTGAAGCCAATTTCATAACACAACAATGAGAATCCAATACGCATCCGACCTGCATCTCGAGTTTCGGGAGAACAGCAGTTTTTTGAAGCACAACCCGCTGGCTGTTGCCGGAGAAGTGCTTGTCCTTGCCGGAGATATAGGATATATCGGAGATGAGAACTACTCCAGACATCCGTTCTGGGACTGGGCTTCCGGAAATTACAGCCGGGTCATCGTGGTTCCCGGAAACCACGAGTTTTACAAGATGTTCGACATAGACAAGCTGTATAACGGCTGGTCGCTCAAAATCAGGGAAAACATCACCTGCCACTATAATGCCGTTATCCCATTGGGTAACGATATAGAATTGATCGCTACCACACTGTGGTCACATATCCTGTTGCAGGATGCCTATGAAACTGAGGCAGCCATCACAGATTTCCGCAGGATGCGTTACGGCAGCGAACCGCTGGACTGGACAAGGTTCAATGACGAACATTCGCGCTGTTTCCGTTTTCTGGAACAGAGCGTAAAACAAAGTACTGCCAGACATCTCATTGTCGCCACTCATCATGTACCGTCATTCGAACTGATGGCGCCGGAGTTCAAGGGCAGTCCGCTCAATGGGGCATTTACCGTGGAGCTTGGCGGTTTCATTGCAGACAGCCCGATTGAATACTGGATATATGGCCACTCGCACCGCAATATCAATAAGGTCATCGGAAACACCCGGTGCATATGCAACCAGTTGGGCTATGTGTTCAGTAACGAGCATACGTCATTCGATAAGGAAGCGCATATTTCGATTTAAGTCTGCCATACATAAATCCCGTCTGTCAGCCAAGGTCAATATCCGGCAAACAGACGGGTTATTATGTAACAAATTTATGGTTGACTATTGAAGTCGTGGCTTCACCAACTTCCCGTCGATACCGCATGTTTCCAGAACCGCGGTATTTTCTTTGTTGAAGGCGATCAGGCATGACGGCGCTCCGGCCGTACCACCCTGTTCCCCCGTAACATGGTAAAAACTGAGCCGTCCCTTGATAAAGAGTATTGAATCGGCGTTTGGGAATATCAGTTCGTGGAACAGGCGCGTGTCCGTGCGGGCAAAAGTGAGCGCGACGGCATTCCTGTGTTCGACACACCTGCGGATAAACCGGACAATCAGTGCAGTGTCATAGGGAGGATTGCAGAACACACGTCCGAACCAGGGTTGTTGCAGGCCGTCATCCTCAATGGTATAGTGATGTCGCGCCGTATCCCATGGGCGGTTTACGGGCGAACACGGATCCAAATCGAACGGCCCCAGCCTCCGAAGCAGGCAGGGAGGCGTGAGCCATTCGTTCTTTCCGGTAGAAGATTTCCCCTCGAAAGTTACATCCATGACAGCTTAGATTGTATCACCCGAGCCGATTTGGATATCGAACGGGTTGAGATCGAATTCATGGGTGATATTGGTATCATCCTGCTGTGACTCGAGACAATCCTCCGTGAAGATGCAACCTTTGAGCGTTACGGTCGTCGTTGTCCAGTCCTCGCCGGCCATCGGGTTGGCAAAGCTGATAATCAGGTCGAACTCGCCGATTTCGAGCAGCGAGCCGTACACCGAACGCAACAGCTGTTGCGTGGCATAGTCCATCGTGATGCTCGCCGTATAGGTAATGTTCCCGAACCCCCTCGACACCGGCCGTCCTCCCATGCCGTAGTTACTTTCGACCTTGCGCTTCTTCGACCATTTGATGGCCGACACGCCTTCAAGGGTCGTGGAACCTTCATCGATTCCCAGGGCGGTCGATGACAGGGTTATCATCGACCACGAGTATGCTACATTGTTGATTATTGCCATATGCTATGTCTTATTTGCGGTTAATGACAGTCCTTCCTCTACATAAATCTTCACGGCCACGCCCACCGGGACAAGGACATAGGAGATGCGCAGCGTGTCGTCCACCAACACGTTCTGGTTCGGGTCGATAGTGACGGCGTATCCTGAAATTTCCTGCGCCGCCTGCATCTTGGCCAGTATATCCCCGATGAGTGTCTTGAAAGCTGTAATCTTCGACGGGGCGAGGAACCCGGTTGAAGGATTGACCATCAGCGGTGAGTTCACATACGGCAGCAGGGCTGCACGCACGGCACGGCGGCTCTTGTTGATGGTGCGGTTCCGGGCAATGGTACGGAAATCCCCATGTGAGCATGTCTGGTCTTTCGAGATGTAGATCCCGTTCTCGCGGCCGGCATACTTGATGGGAAAAATATACCCCTTATCGTCGAGTTCGTCCAGCAGTGACGGGGAGAGTGACTCGTACCGGTTCAGGCTGAGGAAGTTCTCCTCTGCCTCGTCGAGGTTGATGTCCCCGAACCCCAACTCTATTTCCTGGAAATCGTCCGCGAAGAGATTGAACTGCTTGACCCATGCGATGGATTCGTGCACGTTGGCCTTTGCTATGGCTCCCATAACCGCTCCCAAAAATCCCACGGGCGTATGGTTCCTGTTGCACATCTGCATCGTGGAGATCTTTTCGTGATGCGCCTGGCCGAATATACAGCTGATACGGCTTGATTCACAGATGCATGAAGGTATTTTATTCAGGTCAATCTGACGCCCCTCAGTCGTATCCGCCCCCGTATTGGAAGGATTGGCGGAAAGGATGAGCGAGAGCGGCTGGTTCTGCTCCGCAAGCCCCACGGCCACGTCGTTGAGCCCCTTTACCAGATTGAGGTTGTATTGTTCCGATGCGCCGTTCGCTTTCCACAGCGGCTGTTCCGTCCATATGCCTATCTGGTTGATCATACCCCCGGCAGCACGCTGCATGATTTCCAGCGCATCCCAGTTCGCCGAACAGTCCGCGAACATCACGTAGAGTTTTCCTGAACCGCCCGGATTGCCGGACATGCGGAAAAATTCACGGATATGGTATGCCGGGATGCCGTGCAGGAAATTGACATTCATCTCCTCCTCGTCGGTTGCCTCCACACGTTCGATGATACCGAAGTCGTTCACGGCGGACTTGAACGAGGTGATGTAGCAGACATCGCCAGGCTTGAGCCTGGTCTCATTGGTTTTACCATACCCCTCCGTGAAAAGCGTCGGCTGGAGGGACACGTCGAACAGCAGTCCCGTCACCTTCTCGCCCGACGAGCCGGTATCGTAAGGAATATTGCCGTCCACATCCTTGATAAATACATTACCGAGTGCCATTATGATTTCTTTTTAAGTTCGTTGTAGAAAGGATTCCTGTAGAGTACGGCCTTGCCCCTGATGGCGGCCGCCGTGTCCGGCGCATAGGTTCCTCCGTGCGTGTCGATGTACAGCGACGGATATGCCGGGAACTTTTTCAACAGGGACAGGATGTGAGGCTCTGTCGTCTCCTCCGACCCTGCATTCCCTTTCCCCGCGGTCTTGGCCGGCAGCCTGTCTTCAGTCTCGCCGCCTGTCCCGAGGTTTTCCGATGCCGTTTCCGGAACGGGCACCGCCTGAGCCTCCGGTGCAGGAATATTATTGTTGTCTGTCTGCGGAGTTTCCTCCGTGTTGATTTTCTTTGCCATAACAGTAGAATGAAAATGGGGAACGGGGCCTTGCCTCCGCTCCCCGGGTGGATATTGAGAATGAAGAAAGGTGTGTTATTCGCTCTTCTTGTAGGCGGTATGGACCACGATCTCCGCCGGGCGGACGATGTTCACGTCCATTTTCATGCGCATCTGGAAAAAGAACAGCTCGGAGTTGGCCTGCAGACGGTCGATTTTCAGGATGTCCGTGTCGTTCGCGTAATCCACCCCCATCCACAGGTTGGAGTCCATGCCGGTGGAGAACTCGCCGAGCACCATCGTGTGTTCGGGGATTCCCACGACCGGGACGATGCGCTTGCCCTTGAAGCGATAGCGGTTGACCTCGGTATTCTCGGAATACTTGACCTGCTTGTCCGAGATATATTGGTCATACGCGTCCCAGGCGTCCCATCCGACCACAAAGGTCAGAGATGTCTTCTTTCGGATCTGCTTCGGACATTTCCTCCACATCGCATAGAGCGCCGCCTCCACCGCGGCCCCGTCCGTCAGCTCGGTCGTTCCCGAAATGATGCACTGCCCTCCGGCAACCACCTCGGCATCGGAGGAGTTCACATTGTCGAGGATCCGTTTGATGACCCCGTCAAAATATTTCTCCTTGTTGGCTCCGATTTTCGTGCAGCCTTCCGGTGCGGTAATCTTGGCCACCGTCTCTCCTCCGCGGGCGGAAGTCCAGATGGCGTTTCCGATATACTCGTTTTTCTTGTCCATAAGGAGACGGAGCATCGTCGCCTGGATTTTCGGGTCGAGCTCGCGGAACACGAGATTGCCTTCCGGCTGCGCGAAACGCCAGTACTTCTCGTAGTCCCTCGGGTTAAACTCGAGATAGACCATAAAATCGGACGGCTCAAGATGGCGTTCGGTGAACTGGTACTCGTTCGTGCCGTCATCGCCCTTGGCTCCGTGGATGGGTTGTGGGGTCGGCACGTTGTCCTGGATAATGTTGCCCAGCTTGATGGCAGGAAGCGTATAGCGGTGCTGGATGCCCGTCTTGATATGAATCAGTCCCTCGCGGACTGTATCATTGCCCTGCACGGTATAGGTCAGCAAGTCCTCAAGTACTTCGCCGCTATACCCGTTTTGAAGAAAGTTTACTGTATCAGCCATTGTCGTTTTAAGTTTTCCGTTGAAGAATGAAACTCGGCCGACTGGCGGATACCTGCTGTTTCCGCGCGAGACACTGCGGTCTCCGGCATGTCAGTTAAAATCGGGCGGACGCCCGCGGATAGTCTGTCAGAGCTTTCGGAACTTGAAATCCGCACCGACCACTTCCGCCACCTTCTCGGCCATCAGCTGTTCGGCGGTCTTTGTCGCTTCCGCCGTGGCCTGGATGTTGGCAGGGTCATCGGCGATTTCCTTCGAGATTTTCTCCCGCGCGGGAATGGAAGCCAGCGTGCTTTCCGCCAACTCGAAGTTGGAACCGGCCATCTCCACCCACTGCGTTTTCGCCTCACGGTCAATCTTGCCTTCTGCAATGGCATTCTCCACCAATGTCTCGATACGGGAAGCCTGCTCGTCCTTCTCTTTCTGCTCGTAGGCGGAAAGGCGTGCCGTCGCTGCGGCCAGGTCTGTCTGCAAGTTCCGGATGGAGGCGTCTTTTCCGGCGATGACGGTCTGCGCGTCGCTCAGTGATTTCTGTATTTCTCTGTATTTGGGTTCCATCGCGGCCAGTTCAGAGATACGTGCCATCACGTCCTTGACCTCACCGTCCTTCATGCCCAGCGAGGCTGCAATCGCCCCGTACTCAAAGCCTTGTGTCTTGTTTTCGTTTGCCATATCGTTTTCCGTTTCTGTAAGAGTAGGTTCAATGCCTTTGAAAGGTTTATTTCCCGCGCTGACACGGCTCATCAGTTCCTGGATGGCGGCCGTATCGGTCAATCCTTCTATCTCGTCATGCACTTTACGGCAAAGCTGCTTCGAGGTATGGATGACATGCTCCGCAGGTATGATGCCGGCCTTGACGGCAGCCTGTGCGTCGAAATAGGTCCCGTCCTTTCCTGCCTGTCCGTCCATGATGGCCCGCACATGCTCCGCTTTCAGGCCGAACCGTTTCCGGTAAATCGTCTCGATCTGTTTGGTAAAAGCCGTTACCATGTCCGACGGTTCCCCTCCGTCATCGTCCGGCAACATCGGGTTATGAATCATCAGTATGGCATAATCACGCATGAGAGAACGCTTGCCCGCCGCCCAGATGATGGAGGCCATCGATGCCGCGACCCCTTCGATGATACATTCCGTATCCACCGTGGCATTGGCGATGGTGGAATAGGTGGACATGCCGTAAAGGACACTGCCGCCCTCCGAGTTGATCAACACACGGATACAGGAGGGACGGATGATATTTTCCAAAAAGTCGAACTCGTCATTGAAACGTGAGGTCGTCTCTTCCGTCACGCGACCGAAGAAACGGATAACAGCCGGCTGGCCTGCCTTCGCCTCTCCGACGACATATTGAAGTGTGTTCATATCCATATGCAAGGGTTATTTGAACAAGAGTAGGCGGTGGAAAAAGAAAAGGTTTTGCACTGCTATTTATGGAAGTGGAAATATGAGAATCCATCCATTTATGGAAATGCGATTATCTTTACAGTATAATAGATTGTTCAAATTACAGACCGGTTGCAACTATTTGTATCAAGACCGGCATGCTGAACATTCTAAATTCAGCAAGTACAGAAAATGTATCATGAGTCTTGTATTATCTGCTGATTCATGTCTGTTTATACGCAGTGCGGATAAATCTCCTGCATGGATTTCAATTTTTCGATCCGGTATCCGAAAAACCAGATACTTCGTCATGTTCCGGACGCGGATGGAAGCCGTGTCCGCCGCTGTCATGTTGCGGCGCATCGCTGTGTTGGGTGAACGGGGGCATGACCACATACCTTTTTACCCAGTCCCTGTATTTCCACGCGGAAGATTCCCTGAACCATACCTCGTAGTCTATCCAGTACGCCTGCAACATATTGGTTGAAAGCGGCATGTCGAAATAGGTCAGGTTGCACCGCTCGCTCAGCGCCGGCTCATGGTTCTTGGCATCCTGTATGGCTACATTGAGCCGCTGGAAGACCAGAAACGCCTCGCATTCCTTGTCTTCGTCCGCATTGTTGAGCGTATTCAGGATAAACCGCACGCGCATGGTGGCGCGTCCCTCACCGATACGCTGTTGCTGTACCAGGTACCTCACGTTGATAAAGTGGATGAACACGGCAGGGAACACAGTCTCATACTCCGTGTTATCGTCACGAACAATGCGGGCGAACTGGCCGTTGTCGATAGCGACGGTTTTGAACAGGGGCGGCGACAACGGGTCGTCCGGATTCTCCCGCAGGGTCAGGACAGCCCGCTTAACGGCCCGGTATATCTCCACGAAAGGGTTCGCGGAAACTTCTTCAGGCAGGCTCTCCGCCGGTGCCGACGGTTGTGCGGGCTGTGGTGCTGGGTGTTTGTCTTTTATCATAACGGCTGGTGTGGAAATCCTTTAAAAATCATATCTATGAAATGGGCGGCGATATAGTCGTCCGTCTTCGGTGAGAATCCGATGAACTGCCGGTGTACGGGACGGCGCGTGGAATACTGGTTTACCGTGTACAGCCCGAACTTCGGATCGGTATTGTGTATGGCGGCATAATGCCCGTAACGCTCCTTGCTGCGTCCCCGCTTGCCCTTGACTGGAAAGCTCTTTTCCGTAGTCCACATGCAATACCTGGCGCCTTTCCGGAAGATGCGCGTACGGTCCGAACGCCGTCCCACTATGTCTGTCCGGCCGGCTTCCGACTGTATGCTCCGGGCCAGAGTCCCCGTATCGTTCATGAGAGGATGGGTGAACCTCTTTCCCCATTTGGAGGTACGAGGCGCCCATTTGCTACCGTTGAATCCCCCCGAAGCGAATGAGGACAGGAACTGCTGCCTGGTATAGTCACCGGCAGCAGTTGCGAAGTCGAATACGTTGAACTCCAGCCGGCTGGCCATGACGCGCGTACTGGTCCTGCTTACCCAGTGGCTGCAAAACTCATCAAGCGTTATCTTGGGCATAGGCGAACTTTCCTTTAATGCGTTTCACAATATCATTCATGTAACCCGGAAGCGGGACGGAGAAATAGCGGTGCGCATCGGAAAAGATACGCCCGCCGGTTGCCAGGCTCTCCCGGAAGACCGGATCCACCTTTTCCAGATAGTCTCCCTTATCCGGCAAAGCCGCCCGGACAGCGGCGAACCCCTCCGCGACCAGAAAGCAGCGGCATCCCCATTCGATCGGCGGTATCAGTTCCGGAGGAAACTCGGATTTGCGGAAGGAAATCCCTTCCAATGAAAGATGCCAGGCACGTACCCGTTCATCGCCTTGTGTCATGTAGGTAAGCACGGTATCCATATCCACCGCCATCCACCATGCGGCCATCGAGGCCGCGAAGAATACCTGGTTGTTCTCTTCCTCCGCATGGACGAGGTTATACCTGCGGCATATCTTTTCGTGTGCTTCCATGTCCTGTTCATCCGCTGTCTCGGGCAGTTCCCCGAGCATGGAATACTCCTCTGCCGCGGCAAAATCCACCAGGTTGTCTATGGCTGCAATCAGGATGTCACGCTGCTGCCGTTCCCTCTCTGTTGTAAAGGAGTTGTGATTTTTCAGTATCTCCAATGCCCGGTCCATGTCGATTCGCAGACCTGTCAGCGCACGGTCTATGAGGAAAGAGGCACGCAGGGTGATGATGTCCTCTATAATGTCGAGACGTTCCGCGCTGTTCTCCCAATAGAGGATCAGCCTGCGGAATGCATCGAAAATGACACGATACTCCTTTTCCGTATCGGATTCCGTGGTTGCAGATGCCCTGACAGCTCTGAACGGAGCGTTGTCCGGGAGCGGAAGACGGGCTTCTATTCCGCTCCCCGCAGAAAATTTCCGACCTTCGCCCCCCGGGGGCGTCCGTAACGCCGGAAATACTCCTCGTCCGACATGATGCCCCGGTCGTTGTGGCTGAGACCGGATGAGCCGCCTTCGGCTCCGAAACCTAATCCCGGGATAACATTGAGCTGCCGGCCCACATTGATACCGAACTCTTTCTCGATCTCATCGGCCGCCACTTCATATTTGTCCGTGATCAGCGAATAGAGCTTGATGCGGTCCTCGTTGCTCATCTCTATCCGGTTCGAATACCGGAACTCCAATCCTCCGGGGATATACCCGATAGCCACCAGGCGGGGGATTATCTCCTCGTTCATGATGTTTTCGATATACCGACGGTAGACTTCGATACGGTCGCGGAAAATGTCCTGGTGTGCTTTCGTGGAACCCACGTACGACTGCATCCCTCCGGCCATCGACTCGGAGCCGAGCACGAGGTTGGCAACTTCCTTGTTCACAAACTCGATAAGCCCGGTATATATCTTTTCCGAGTTGGACATGGTGAATGTCTTGATATCGACCTCGTCCTCAATGCCGGTAACCACCACCTTGTTCTGTGCCGCGTTGGCTATCTCGTTAGCCAGCCTCTTGCGGTCGGCGTTGCTCTCGCTGACCGTCTTTCCGTGGATAATCGGCTGTCCGTAAGTATGGGAAAAGTTCACATAGTTGGCCACCGTGAATTTCTTGGCCAGTATCAAAGGGGTCGTGGCGGAAAAAAGTCCCAAGTCGCCGGAGTTTACCAGTACATAACAACGGTAATATGCCGGGTCATGTAAATCCCAATGCGGCTCCCACAGTCCCTGCCGCTTCAGTACCGTTTTCTGGTCCGGTAACACATTACGCCGTTCGATGATGTTGACTTCCGCCAGCCTGCCCGTTCTGGGGTCAGTATGCGGCATGATTTCAAGCAGGGTGTACCCGTAGAGTTTGGATTCCACTATGCCCTTGATTATCTTGTCGAACTGCGAACCCTGTATCTTCAGGGAGTTCGCCACGTCCTTGATGTATTTTCCCTTTTCGTTTACACGGGCAAGCATATAGCGGTCGCCGAGAATCTGGCTTTCCAGTGTCTCGACAACGGAACGTATATGAGCGTCCTGTTGCAGGCAGGCTTCATACAGGTCAATGAGCCGGGCGCGGTCATCGAGAATATATCCCGAGCCGGTATCCTGACGGCATGAACGGTAGCGGTTGTTGCGCTCGATTTCGCGGACATACTCCTGAATTGTCTTTTTGGAGGTCTTAAAAATACTCTCCAAGAGTTCCCCGTTAAATGATTTGTCCGATGTAGCCATAATTTTTTTGTTTCTTGTTCAAAGAGTAGAGACAATCCTCAAGAGAGGTTTTTACGGCTAAAAGAATATATGGAGAACGGGACTCTTAATGCTTGATTTACAAACCGAAATATGCAACTTAAATATATAGATATTTCGGTTTTATTTGCGTTGTAAATATCTTATTATCAGTGATTAACAATTTATTAAAAGTGTAATTTATGTATATATTTATAGTGTATTTCATATTAAAAAGATATATCTTTGCACCACGTTAGATACAAATCCAAGAACAATGAAAAAGAGAACATGAAAGAAGAAAAGATTCCCTGCCGGATAATCCGGTACAGGGAGTTCCCCGATCTGCTTTTCGGAACGTTACGGGAAGACGGACCGGTCTATTTCGACGCGACACGCTTCATCCAGGCCAAAGGAGATGCACGCCGGCATAATGTCCGTGATTTCCGTGTCGCTTTCCATCACTGGGCAACGGCGTTGGCAGACGCCTACGGAATAGACAGGGAAAAGATGATCATCCGTGACGAGGCGTCGGGACACCTGTTAATTGATGAATGTCTGGCTCTATTATTTGTCGTTTACATCGATCCCGCGTTCGGTGTCTACCTTCTGGAGCGCGTGGACGAACTGCTGTCCGGTGGATTTACGGTTTCAGACACTTGGCTGGTACAGGCTGCCGGTCTTAGATTTACAAAGGAGGAATTAACGCAAATTTTAGAACAACATGAGACGCAGCACATTTAAACGACCCAAGATGGTGCTCATCTTCAACGGGGCACAGGTTCTTGTAGCGGTCACGCGCTCGCTGCACAGCGCGGCGGAATTGACAAAAGGCAACTTGCAGGCTATCTCATTCTGTTGCACGGGCAAGTATGTATGCAGCGGCGGACTCTATTTCAGGCATCTGCATCCGGATGTGGAAATCGAGCTGGCCGACCTCGGCACACTGATGCTGAAAGATTATGACGCCCTTTGCGGCGAGAAACGCACGTACTATCCGGTGCGCAAGATGGCACATAAGAGAGCCTTGCTTGAAAACAAACGTAAGTCTGATAACCAAAAGAAAGGAGGAAATACCTATGAGGGAAAATAGGAATGTTCCGTTCCGGGACTGGAACATAAGGGTTTCCCGGAACCATAACGGCCAGCTCCATATCTGCGCCGTGGATATATGCGATATACTCAAGCGGGACGAACTGCTTGAAAACGGCGCCATCGCCCGTGTTTGCCCGACGGCATTGAAAATCAGTTTCCGGAAAAACGGCAGGGAACAGTGGGGTTTCCGTCCCATCGATATGCGTCGGCTTTTACAACTGGTACGCAAGGAGACTATTATACCCCGTGACCTGCTTGATGAATTGGAAGTGTGGGGCAACAAGCTTCTGGAACTGGAAGCCGGGGAGCTGCACGCCGTCCCGCAGGACGACATCGTCATGCACTTCGAGGAAGGGTTCCCCGTCACGTTCCGGCGTGTCGGCGACAAGCTGATGGTCAACGCCACGCAGATCACGATGCACTTCGGGAAAATCCCGTCTGAATGGCTACGCATCGCTTCCACGGATATGCTCCGCAGGGAAATGGCCGGCAACGGACATACCGGGAAATACGAGTCGCAAGTCTTCACCACACGGGGGCGGGGGCACGGTGCGACCTGGTTGGAATCACCGCTTGTCATACCGTTGGCCAGATGGATCGCCCCTGACCTGTCTTTGGCGGAATGGTTGGGCGAGGCTATCGGCAAACTCTCCGTGAAACGAGGGAAGACAATCGTACGCGAACGCCCCAGGGTGGCGGCACCCGGTCTGCCCTGTATGGATTGTCCCATGCCGCAGGATATGGAATCGGCGACGAGACTGATTCTGGAACTGCGGAAGGTGGTGAGTGAATCCCTGCCGAAAATCGTATTCTACGAGGAGTTTATCGAGAACAGGGACTGGTTCAAGAGCACGCGCATCGCTGACGAACTCGGCATATCGCCGCGACAGTTGCACCAGTTCCTTGCCGAAGAGGGCATCTGCAAGTACGAGAAGCGGCAATGGGTGGTCTTTCCTTCCTGCCGGGCCTGGCAATGCGATGTGCCTTACACGTGGGAGAACAGCCGGGGCAAGGTATATACTTTCGGATCCACCAAACGATGGACACAGGCCGGACGGGAGTGTATCATAGAACTGTGGCGCAAGAGGAACCCTGAATACTGCCCACCGGGTGCATAGCGATGGAAACGGCATTACAGCGGATCATCCGCAAGACAGGAAGACGGCCGGTAGAGTGCCGTTGCCGTCTGTGCAGGCAGCAATGCCGGATACCGTGCCTCGGTACGCCGGAAGACATCCTCCGGTTGCTGAAAGCCGGATACAGGGAGCGTCTTGCACCCACTCGGTGGGCGGTAGGCCTGCTGTTGGGAAAAATCCCGTATATCGTGCCGATGGTACAGGCGAAACAGGAAGCAGGCGGGTGCACGTTCTTTCAGGACGGACTGTGTGAACTGCACGCGGCAGGGCTCAAGCCCACTGAAGGCAGGTTGTCGCACCATACCATCACCATGGAGAACCTGAAGTTCGGAATGTCGCTCTCGTGGAACGTGGCCAAAGAATGGCTGGACGAGCGGAACTTCGACACGATACGGGAGATTGTCCGGATAATGGGAAAATAGATGAGGGACGGTTTCATGAATGAAGTATCAGTATAACCGGTTGATTCCTCCTTTGCCGATTTCATGGAACCGCCTCTTATTAATTCATACCATTTGCAAACAGTTCGTATTAGTCGCGGCTATCCTTTATCAGGAAAACATTTAAACGCGAATGATATGAAACTGAAAAGCAGAATGACCGTCGGGGAGATGTCGGAACACCTGACGGAACATACCGGCAAGTTCGCCAACCGCGTATCCGTGGGGCGTTACGCCAAAAAACTGGGATACGCCGTGTATAAACCGATGATAAACGGCAGGATATGCCAGTTCTATGTCAATCCGTCGATTAAGGATGACGGGGAAGCGGAAACATTACGGACGAACGAACGCGAAAACGGACATGAAAGGGAATGACGACAAAAGGCAACACGTGATACCGTTTATGAAATGCTTCACCGGGCTGGTCGGCGCGTTCACCCCGGAAGAGGTCATCTTCATGCTGTACATGGCAGACCGTACACGCCTGCGTGAAAAAGGTTACGACACCTTGCGCAGCAAGCGGTACTACATGGAGAACATGGAGATGGGTTCGCGGATTTTCGACAAGTGCGTGGAAAAGACAACGCGTATGGGATTGCTTGAACGGGTGCCGGTCAGCGGGATGTACGATTACCTGTGGCACATGGATTCCTACAACCGGCTTGTAGGGATATTGGCGGAACTTGGAAATCCTTTTTCTACCAGGGCATTCTGTCATCGGATGTTCGATGTGGAAAAAAGGACCGTGGCATCCGTCTCTGACGAAGAGGTCAGCCAATGGAAAGAGAGACACCGAAAAGTTTGAGCGTATCTGTCCACGGAACGTAAATGAATAAAAACAGACGGCATCGTTGTGATTTGCCGTCTGTTTTTGTGTTTTTGCGACATAAAATCCGATAAAACCGGAAGGAGGTGGTAGCCGGGTACAATATTATCCGGGCAAACGACAGAATATGCTAAATATACTTATTCAGTTCTTCCACAAGAAGATGCACCGTTGTCGAAGATTCCGCTTGTGCCGGCGGTATTCCCTCCATTCGGCGCAATACGGCTTTTGCGTTCGTGATGGCCTGAGCCTGTTTACCGCCCAGCTCCCTGAAAACACGACCGCCTGTACCGGCTTCCTTGTTGTAGGAGAAGCCCAACAAGCCGGATAGCTTTGTTTCATATTGATTTCTGTGCATCGGGCCTTGTACCAGGTTATAGTGCAGCAAGAACCAATACTCGAAAGCCTGGTTGCTGTATGCCACCCTCATGCCACCGGCTTCCGCCATACCGATAGCCCGGTTGAAATCCCGATCGGGAAAGTCATCCTTGTCAAATACCACCCAGCACTGGTCATACTCGCGTCCTTTCTTCCGCTCTTCTTCTTTCATCCGTAAAGCCTTTTGGACAAGACCTACCGTATTGAGTCCCTGGCCTACCGCTTTAATATTGGCGGAGGTCAGGCGAAACGCATTGAAATAATCCGGTTCCGTATTTACCCCCTCGCAGATGATCAGGAAGGATTGTTTGACCTCACGGACAAAACTGATACGCCTGAGTGTCCGTGCCGCGCGTGGATCACGCTTGTTCGTCCGTGCTGCCAT